TCACGGACACGAGCGGAGGCCCCCTGCCGCCAAGTTAGCCAACACGTGAAGATGGCCGGCGCTCGCGCCGGGCGCCCTTGGCGCCGGAGCGGCTTCGCCGCTGCGTTGTGAATCATCGACCAGCGCGCGCCAGAGCGTCGGGTGAATGACGAGGCGGCCGCCCAGCACATAGCTGGCGGGCTCACGCGTGATGACGCGGCTACGGTCACGGCGGCGCTTTGCCCGGGCTGGCGAGCGATAGCCCGACCAGTCCCAACGCTCCCGCGGCAGCGCTGCTGTGGCCGCGTCGGACACGACTACCGGCATGCCATTGAGGGTGAGCATCAGCGGCCGCTCCCCGGCGTCGCCGCCTGCAGGCGCTGGTGGTATTCGCCGAGGTCGCCCGGGGCGCCGACGGCCGCCAGGGCCGCCAGCACGTCGCCCACACAACCTTTGGTGGCGATCTTCAAGAGTGTGGCGCGCGCGGCCAGTTCGGCCCGCGCTTGCGCGCCGGCGGCGGCGTCAGATTGAAGGCAGATGAGCGGCGCGGCGGCGAGAGCGCCAGTCGCCGTGCGGGTGACCTCGTCGACAATCGCTTCGACGGAAACGCGCTGATTGATGGGTTGCATGCGGTCGCCTCCGGCCAAGAACTGGCCAGAGTAAAGCTCAGCTTTAATTATCAGTCAAGCACAGCTTTAATCTGGTAACGTTTGTTTACCGGCGTGGCTGTGTATGCTCGCTTACGACACCCACGATTTCGCCGGGCTCCTCTGGCCCTACGACGAATTCAGGCCAGGTGTCGTTCAACGGCTTGAGGGCGTACCGCGGCGCTGGTCCCGTTTGAAGAAACGTCACCCGTCTCAGCACGGGCAGCATATCAACGCCGACAAAGGCCAGAACCATATCTCCCGGCTCCGGAGCCAGCTCCGGATCGATGATGACCCGATCGCCCGGCAGGTATTTGGGTGCGTTGGAGCGATCACTGATGAGCAGAGCAAAGCTCTCCGGGGAGCAGGGGAAATTCGAGCGAACTTCCTCCGCAAAACCGGGCTGCTTGTAACGCTGCCGTACTGTCTCGAAATCATAGGTTGGCACAATTCGACCCCCGAGGCTCGACACCTTCGCAATCGCACTGTCGCCGCCCCGATCCCCCGGACCGCGACCCGCCAACAAATCCTCGGGGCGCGCATCGACGTGCGGGGCCAATTCGAACACCCGGTCGTAACTTAGGTCTACGCCTTTCTCCCAATTCGAAACCGAAGCCGCCGACACGCCGATGCGGCTCCCCAGTTCGCCTTGGTTCCATCCACGCGACTTTCGCCATTGCTTGATGGCCTCTCCGACGCGCTTCCAGTTGGTCACGTTGTTCCTGCTACCTTATCAGTGCGAGCGTTGAATTCAAGGGGTGCTTGACTTTTCTAAAGCCACGCTTGAGTATCGACGCATGACTCGTCGACAGAGAGATATCGGCCTGACCACGGCTATCCGCGCAGCGGGTTCCATATCGTTGCTTGCGAAGAGCATACAGCTGTCGGTCCAAGCCGTTTCACAATGGTACTCGGTCCCGGTCAATAGATGCATCGTCGTCGAGCAGGCGACGGGCATTCACCGTTCCGTGCTCAGACCCGACGTTTTCGGCGACGCGCCGCACTCCGAACATACCCCGATCAATGACCGCGATGCATCCATTTCCGATGCGGTGCCGGGTGCAGCCATGTCGTGAACAGTTCCACGCCGGACGCCCTTCGCGTCCGACGATCGGTCGTAGGTGGCGTCTCTCGCGTCTTCTGTCTCTCGGCCCGGCCGGCTCATCACCGGCCGGGCTTCTCAGGAGCTTCGAGCCCAGTGGTCGACAACGCTTACATCGCCGGCGCCATGCTCGCCTTCCTGGCGAGCGTCGTCGGCCTGCGTCTGGTCGGCCGTCCGGCGCCACCCGGCGGGCGCGCGAGTCCCGTCGCCGAGTCCGGACCGTCCGCGGGACCGTCCGGCGCGGAGTCCCGGGCGTCCCGGGCGAGTCCCGGGCACCGGCTGGGACGGACCCGGGCCCTGGTCGAGGACCGCGGGCAGGCCGCCGGCGGGTCCGACGACCCGATTTTCCGCATGTCGATGAACTCGCACGCGCACGCCGTCGAATTCGTCATGTGGATGCGCGGCCACGGCTTCACCGGCCGCTATTCGACGGCCGAGATCGTCGAGTTCTACGGCGACTGGTTCGTTTATGACCTGCGCGTGCATCCGCTCGACGTACAGACGTTCCTCACGGCGCTGGGCCGGCTGCACAGCAGCGTGCGCAAGAAGCGCGACCGGGTGAAGTGTCCGCGCACCGGCAAGGTGCTGCGCCTCGCCTCCGGCACGCCCGTGCGCGCCTACTACTACACCATCAAGGACGTCGACGAGGTGAAGGTGCCGCGCGGCGCCGGCAGCCCCTCGCGCGCCGCGGCGCGACCGGCGCGGGCACGTGCCAGCGGACCCAACGACATCCTCGCCGGCTACGAGACGGGCGTGAGGGATGCAGCATGAACGCGCGCGTTAGCCTCGCACTTGCCGCCGTTGGGCAACGGGCCTTCGCCCCGCAGCCGAGCGAGGAGCAGATCCATCGCGCCGTCGTCGAGCTTTTGGAGCGCACCGCCGTCGCCGGCGCCTTCTGGTTCCACGTGCCCAACGGCGAAGCGCGCGGGCGCGGTATCGGCGGCAAGCTCAAGGGCATGGGCACGCGCGCCGGCGTGCCGGACATCTGCATCCTGTGCGCCGGCCGCTTCTACGGTCTGGAGCTGAAACGGCGCGGCGGCGTCCTGTCGCCGAAGCAGCGCCTCGCACACGCGCAGCTCGTCGCCAGCGGCGCCGAGGTGCGCACCGTCTATTCGCTCGACGAGGCGATCGACGCCTTGCGGGACTGGCGCGTCGTCCGCTGACGGGCGCCGTGTGCTTTCGCGTGCCTGCGTATCAATCGATGGGGAACGGGGAATGTCGAAATTTGCATTCGAGCTCGGCCAGAGGGTCGCGATCCTGGGCAGCGAGGTGGGCGATGTCATCGGCCGCGCCGAGTACCACCAGGGCGAGATGGTGAACCAATACTGGGTTCGCTACGTCGCCGGCGATGGCCGCGCCGTCGAGGCGTGGTGGTCCGAGAAAGCGCTCACCCACGCTTAACGCGATTGCGCCTCCGAGGCTGCAACCGCGGAGGCGCCAATGTCGGAGCGCTCTGAGAGGGGTCGCTCCGTAGACGGGCCGGGGGCCGGCCCGTGATGACGCAAGATTCTCACTTGCGATCCTCACGGTCAAGCCCTCGCAAACAGGACGGGGGCATACGTTGAGCGACTTTCTCGTTGGCTTTGCCAGGCGCGCCAAATTCGGCGAGCGCAACGCCTCGCGCAAGCTGGCCATGATCGCGCTCTGCAACGCGGCCAACGATGCCGGCGATGCCATCGTCATGGGCGCAGATGAAATTGCCGAAGCGGCCGAGCTGCTGAGCAGCAAGAACGCCATGCGCGTGCGCCGCGAGCTGATCGGCGTCGGCTTGCTGGAAGTCGTCACCGATGAGCATGGTCGCGACCAAGCTGGGCGCGGACGCGGCGCGAAGGGAATCTACCGCATCAACGTGCAGCGCCTGGAAGCGCTGTTCGCTGGCGAGTGGGACTACGCTGCCGCCGCGCGCATCTGGCGCGAGCAAAAGGGTGCCGTCACAGCACCCAATCCTAGCGTGCCGTCACAGCACCCAAACGAAGGCGAAAAGGGTGCTGCCAAGGGTGCCGCCAAGGGTGCTGCTTTGGGTGCTGCTAAGGGTGCTACGACCCCCCAATCCCCCCTTACCGTAGGAGAGGTTAGTAATAATAACTCTCCCCCCCTTACCCCCCCAGGCAGCGAGAGAGAGGGAAGTTTCGAGCAGGTTTTGCAGGCATTGCGCACAGAGCATCCACAGTGCTGCGATGCCATCGACGGTCTGATCGACCCGCTGCTGCGGCAGCGCCGCCTCAACGGCTGCCCCGATCCGGTGTACGCGCTCGGCGTGCTGGCCGAGAAAGCGGCGAAGCACGATGCGGCAGTGCTCGCCGATACCGTCGAGCGCGTGAAGGCAGCACGCGCTTTCAGCTTCAAGGTGCCCGACGTCGAGAGCGCGCTGAAAGCCGCCGTCGATGCCGCGAGCGCGCCGCGCCTGGAACCCACCGAACCCGCATCAACGGCGACGCTGCGGCTGCGCGAAGCGCTGTGCAGGCATCTTGGTCAGCAGATCTTCGAGGCATGGTTCGCGACCGTCGAGCTGGTCGTCCTGGGCGATGACACCGCCGAGCTCTCCGTACCGCACCGGTTTCAGAAAACGTACATCGACGCCAACTATCACGACGCCCTGCTGCGCTGTGTCGGTGCCGTGTTCGGCGTCGGCCGATTCCGCATCGCGGTTCGCCAGCGCGCCAAGGTGCCGGCATGAGCAGCGCCCTGCACCAGCGCGCGTTCAGCGAGCCGGAGGAGCGCGAGGATCCGCGCAACGGCCTGCTCGACGTCATGACGCGGCAGCTGGTCGACATGATCGACAGCGCCCGCCGCAACGACGTTCTCGCCCTGCTGCTGCGGCGTATCGAGACCGAGGCGCCGGCGCTGTTCCTCGCCCTGCAGCCCGCTATTCCCGTTCTCGCCGCGCCGGTCACTTCGTCGGCGCCCGGCGACTCCCCTGCGGGGAGCCGGCCGCCCGGCGCCGATCCGCTCGAGGTGGCCGCCGTGCTCACCACGCTGAAGCTGGCCGACAGCTTCCGCATGTCGCGCGAGCACCGGGCGCTGTTCGACGCCGCGCGCGTAATCGTCACCCGCTGGCTCGACGCCGCGCGCAGCGCGCGGCGGCTCGCCTGCGATGCGCCGCCGCGGCTGCCGGGAACCGTCGGCCTCTGGGATCACGACGCGGGGAGCGGAGCATGAACGCGATGACGCCCGCCGCCTCGTTCCTGCAGCCGGGCCTGTTCGACCCGGCGCCGATCCGCGCCTGGCCGTTCGCGCCGCTGCAGCCGCAGGCCTACGATTTCATCATGGCCGACCCGCCGTGGCGCTTCGAGCTCTACTCGGCGAAGGGCGAAGGCAAGAGCGCGCAGGCGCACTACGCCACCATGACGCTCGACGACATCGCCGCCCTGCCGGTGGCGGACCTGGCGCGCGGCAACTGCCTCATGTGGCTGTGGGCGACGGCGCCGATGCTCGACCAGCAGATCGCGATCCTGAAGCGCTGGGGCTTCCGCTTCGTCACCTCCGGCGTGTGGGTGAAGAAGACCGTCACCGGCAAGACCGACTTCGGCACCGGCTACGTGCTGCGCAGCGCGCACGAGCCGTTCCTCATCGGCGCCATCGGCGAGCCGGAGACGAGCCGCTGCGTGCGCTCTGTGGTCGAGGGCATGCGCCGCGAGCATTCGCGCAAGCCTGACGAAGCGTACGAGGAAGCTGGTCGCCTTATGCCGACAGCGCGGCGCCGCGCCGACCTCTTTTCACGCGAGAGCCGCCCCGGCTGGGAAGCCTGGGGCAACGAGACGGGCAAGTTCGATGCGTCTTTATCTGCGACCGGCGACTCCGCTGCGCGGAGCCGGCCGCCGGTCGCCAGCAAACAAGGGGGCTGAAATGGAAGGCCACAACCAAGCGGATGCCGAGCTGAAGCGTCGCGCTGAGGCGTTGAGCAGCATCCTCGACCAGATCGCCGAACTGCAGGAGGACGCCAAGCAGATCCGCACCGAGGCCAAGTCGGACGGGTACGATTTGAAGGCGCTCAACCAGGTCGTCAAGGAGCTGCGCAAGGGCGCCGACTATCAGGCCGGCCAGCTCGAGCTGGAACTCGTGCTCGACACCTACCGCAAAGCCGTCGGCCTGCCGGTGACGCTCGACGCCGCGCAGGAGGCTGCGCGCAAGGAGGCGGAAGAACTTCCGGCGCCGGACGATGACGACGGCGAGCGGGCGCCGCGCCGGCGCGCCGATCTCAACTGAGACGAAGCACCATGACCAGCGGGGGCGCAGGTGGCGGACAAGGGGCAGGCCAAGGAGCGGGACATCCTCGCCTTGGCCGAGGGGGCACGGGCGACGCTCATCGGGCGCGGATGGGAGGTGCCGGGCTACTGGCGCTGGGAGACGACGGCGCGCGGGCGGCGCGTGCGCACCTATTACGATACGTCGAACCCGAAGCGGGTGCAGCGCATCCCGGCGCGCGATGCGCCGACGAGCTTTCGGTTGGCGCCCGGCGACTCCGCTGCGCGGAGCCGGCCCCCGGACGCGGGCCCGTCCCCCGCGCCGATCGGGCAACCGACGGCGTACATCCGGCAGCCGGTGGCGCACGTGCCGACCGGTCTGCCGCCGCCGACGCTCGAATCTCCGTTCGACATCGGTGCGGCGCTGGCAGCCTTCGAGGCGCGGCTGCTGCTCGCCATCCGCGTGGACGATGCGCTGCCCGACCGGGAGCGCAGCCTGCTGCGGGTGCGCAGCCTGTGGCCGGCGACGACGCGCGCGCCGGGCGACTATCCCACCGGTATCGCCACCCCGTTTCGTCCGACGCGGGCGCAGGTCGACATCTGGCTCGCGACCATGGGCGCCATCAGCGGCGTCGACCTCGACTGGCGCGCGTGGCTGGCGCTGTGGATGCGCGCGCGCGGGGCTTCCTTTCGCACCATCGCAACGGAGATCGGCCGCAATGAGAACCGCACTCGCACGATCTATCGCACGGCCATCACCGAGTGCTGGCGCACTTCCGAGCGACACGAGCGGCGAGAAGCTTTGTCGGGGTCCGGCCGCGCGCGAGTGGACGGCCGCGGCAACGCCGCGGGGCGCCTTGCGCCCTCGCTGCCGCAGACAAGCTGCCCACGCCCCACTGCAGCGGCCGCAGGCCGCTCAGGCGCCAAGGGCGCCCGGCGCTAGCGCCGGTGTGCAGCAGCACGGAGACCGGACACATGCTTGAGACAGCGCCACGTCTGTCAGCACCGAAGAGAGCGCCGCAAACGATCGGCGGGTGCGTGGTGTCGCGTCTCACCCCGCCTGAGCGGCGCGCCATCGAGCGGCTGGGCCTCAGCGGCTTCATCGCCGTCGGCGACGTCGATGGGCCGCTGGCGGGCGAATACGAGATCCTCGCCGTCACCTGGCTGTCGGTGCGCAAGCGTCTCGACGAGGCGCGGGTGCATTCGCCGCGCGAGCGCGGATGCCGGGTGTCGCTGTGGACCGAGGGCGAGCGCTATCGCGGCCGCCTCGAGGAGGCGTTCCGGCCGCGCTTCGCGGAGCTGGGCATTGCGGGCCGCTCGAACTGGGTGCGCCTGGCGGCCGAGGACATCGAGGCGGAGATCCGCGCCGCCGGCCGGCGCGCCGGCATCACCGTCTTTGATGCCGAGCAGGCGCAGCAGCGCATCGACGCCGAGGTGCGTCGCGATCTGATGCGGGGGTTTTTGTGATCATCGTCGACGTCTGGGGCGGCAGGGACAGTCAAGACCACGTCGCGCGCTTCGTGCGCGATGAGGACGACGCGTTGGAGATCGCGCGCGGTGAGCTGCGCGCTGGGTATCTCGTGAACCTGCGCTGGGATGCAGCATTCGGCCCGGCGAACGATTTCGACAACCGCAGGGCGGTCAACTGAGGTGGGGGTGCGATGACGCGAAGCTACATACGCAGCGACGATGGCGAGGGGATGGTGGAGGTGAAACCGGGGCATTTCGTTGCCCGCAAGGTGGCGGAGCGGCTCGGCCTGCCGATCATGGTGGCGCCGGTCTTGGAGCGCGCTCCGGCTCCGCCGCGCGGAGCCGGCCGGAGCGCGCATAAAAACGGCCCGCGGCCGGCTGCCAGCAGGGCAGTCGCGGGCCACAAAAAAGAGCCGGTGCCGGCATGAGCAGCCGCCACATCCCGTCCACCAAGCGCACCGCCAGGTCCGACAAGCGCCGTCAGGCCGACTATCGCGCCTTCCTCGAAAGCAAGATCAAGCTCGCCACCTTCGACGGCATCGACGTCGACGAGGCGGAGATCTCCACCTGGCTGAAACCGCACGCCCGGGCCATCGTGCGCTGGGCGCTGCGCGGCGGCAGGCGGGCCATCTTCGCCGCCTTCGGGCTCGGCAAGACCGGCATACAGATCGAGATCCTGCGCCTGCTCGTGAAGCATTGCGGCGGCGAGGCGCTGATCGTTCTGCCGCTCGGCGTGCGGCAGGAGTTCACGCGCGACGCCGCCAAGCTCGGCGTCACCGTCAAGTTCGTCCGCTCCGCAGAGGAGATCGAGCCTGGCGGCATCCACCTGACGAACTACGAGACGGTGCGCGACGGTAAGCTCGACCCCAACCTGTTCATGGCCGCCAGCCTCGACGAGGCGTCTGTGCTGCGCAGCTATGGCACTAAGACGTATCACGAGTTCTTGCGCCTCTTCGACAAGGTGCGCTTCCGCTTCGTCGCCACGGCAACGCCGTCGCCGAACCGTTACAAGGAGTTGATCCACTACGCCGGCTTCCTCGGCGTCATGGATACGGGCCTCGCTTTGACGCGCTTCTTCCAGCGTGACTCGACGTCGGCCGGCAACCTGACACTCTACCCGCACAAGGAGACCGAGTTCTGGCTGTGGATGCACAGCTGGGCGCTGTTCGTGCAGAAGCCTTCCGACCTTGGCTTCTCCGACGAGGGCTATGACCTTCCTCCGCTCGAGGTCGTCTATCACGAGGTGCCGACCGATCACGCCGGCGCCGGCGTCGACCGCGACGGCCAAGCCCTGCTGTTTAAGGACGCGGCGCTCGGCGTCACCCAGGCCGCCGCCGAGAAGCGAGAGAGCCTCGACCGGCGCATCGCCAAACTGCTGGACATCATCGCCGCCGCGCCCGACGAGAACATGCTGCTCTGGCATGACCTAGAGGACGAGCGCCGCGCCATCGAGCGTGCCGTGCCGAACGTCGTCAGCGTGTACGGCAGCCAGGACCTCGAGACGCGCGAAGCAAACGTCATCGCCTTCTCGGACGGCGAGATCAAATACCTCGCCACCAAGCCGGAGCTGTCCGGCTCAGGCTGCAACTTCCAGCACCATTGCGCCGAGGCGGTGTTCCTCGGCATCGGCTTCAAGTTCAACGACTTCATCCAGGCGGTGCACCGCATCTATCGCTTCCTGCAGAAGCGAGCCTGCAGAATCCACCTGATCCATACCGAGGCCGAGCGCGAGGTCCTGCGCGTGCTCAAGGCCAAGTGGGCGCGACACGAGGAGATGATGGCGACCATGGGGGAAATTATCCGCAAGTACGGCCTCGACCAGATCGAGATGGCCGAGGTGCTGAAGCGCTCCATCGGCGTCGACCGCATCGAGGTTGCGGGCGAGCGCTACAAGATCGCCTGCAACGACTGTGTGCTCGAAGCGCAGTTGCAGCCGGCGAACAGCGTCGACCTCGTCGTGACGTCCGTGCCGTTCTCCAACCACTACGAGTACACCGACAAATACGAGGACTTCGGGCACACCGACGACAACGGGCACTTCTGGGAGCAGATGGACTTCCTGACGCCGGAGCTCCTCCGGATCCTGAAGCCCGGCCGGATCGCCGCCATCCACGTCAAGGATCGCATTCTCTTCGGCAACGTGACCGGCGCCGGTGTGCCGACGGTCAGCCCCTTCCACTGCGAGACAATCGAGCACTTCCGCCGCCACGGCTTTGACTACTTCGGGATGATCACGGTCATCACCGACGTCGTGCGGGAGAACAACCAGACCTATCGGCTCGGCTGGTCGGAGCAATGCAAGGACGGAACGAAGATGGGCGTCGGTTGCCCCGAGTACATCGTGCTCATGCACAAGCCGCAGACGGACCGCTCGAAGAGCTATGCCGATGTACCGGTGGCCAAGGACAAGGCCGATTATACCCGCGCCCGCTGGCAGGTTGACGCGCATGCCTTCTGGCGCTCAAGCGGCAACCGACTGCTGACGGCCGAGGAGCTCGCCGCGCTCGGGCCCGACAAGCTGGCGAAGGCCTTCACGTCCTTTAGCCTCGCCGGCGTCTACGATTACGACTTCCACGTCCGCATCGGCGAGGAGCTGGAGGCCAAGGGCGCGCTGCCGGCGACGTTCATGTCGCTCGCGCCGGGCTCGCATCATCCCGACGTGTGGCACGACGTCGACCGCATGCGCACGCTCAACGGCAACCAGGCGCATCGCAACCTCGAGTTCCACATCTGCCCGCTGCAGTTCGACATCGTCGATCGCCTGATCGAGCGGTATTCGAACCCGGACGAGCTCGTCTACGACCCGTTCGGCGGGCTGATGACGGTGCCCTACCGGGCGGTGCTCAAGGGGCGGCGCGGGCAAGCCTCGGAGCTGAACCACAAGTCGTTCGTCGACGGCGCCTACTACTGCGAGGCCGCCGAGCGAGAGCGCCTAATGCCGACGCTATTCGATGCCGGGGAGGAGGTCGCAGCGGCCTGATGCGCCGCCGGCTCGCCGACAATCTGTGCAGGCGTTCAATCCAAGGAGGACTGATAGATGCTGAAGCGTGACGAGATTGCCAATGCGAATAGCTGCCTCAACAAGGCGGCCGAGGACGAGCCGCTGTTCGTGCTGCGGGCGCAGGACGAGAGCGCGCCCGAGGTCGTCCGCGACTGGGCGGCCCAGGCCGAGGCCAAGGGCGCCCCGGCCGAGAAGGTGCGGGAGGCGCTCGAGCTGGCCGACGCCATGGAGGCGTGGCCGCACCGCAAGACGCCGGACTAAAAACGAGCGCGGCCGGGAAGGCCTACTCGGCCGCGCCACTTAGCCCTCCTCCGGCCCTTCTGTGTTGGCAATCACGCTGCACTCGGCCAACGAAAGCTACTCGTAAATTCACTCGGCCGGTGTGCAGTAAGGGTAGCATCAGCTGCTTCAAAGCCGTGGCGCGCAATCGTGTCGAAGGCGGGGATGGTTAGGGCACGAAGGTGGGTCGGACTTGTTGAAGCCGCCTCTACTTCGGCCTCGCCCAGGAGATGAGCATAGGTCTCCCGCGTTCGCGATGTTTTGCGGTCGATCACCTCCACACTGTTTCCCATGCGCACGTATGCCCCTGCTAAGACGCCGGACGCTAAGGCGCCGATTAGGGAACGCGCTCGCAGCGAGCGGATCTGATCCGCAGCGATGTCGAAGAGGCGCGGCGCGCCGAGGTCCCCTCTGATCAACGATTGCACGGGCGATAGCTGCGGCCCGAGTGCGGTTGAGGCGTCACAGCAGATGAGAAAGTCACAGCCGGTCAACGTGCCGGGTGCTTTGAACAGAGGCTCCAGGCCGAGGTTCTCATACGCACCGCCGTCCCACAAGCGAACGGCGGACGCCACCGAAATCGCTTCGACTGGCTGCTTCGTGGCCGGATCCGTGCGGTACCAGCCGCTCGTCGGAAGCGAAAGTTTTAGTGCGCCGATGACGTACGGTACGGCTGCTGAAGCGGCGACGGCCTCGGCGATCTTGGCAGTCGGAGCATAGTGTCGACCGAACTTCCAATCGCCCATCTCGCCCCGCGAGAAACGCCAATTCTTCCCTGTGGGCAGAGACGTAGCATTGATCCACCACACGGGCCGCACTGGCAGGTCCGGAAGGCGACCTTCGATGAGCCAGCGCGTCTCTAGCAGATCGACGAGAACGCTTGCGCGGTGATTGAAGAGGCGCACGTGTGAACGCGCAACGTCCCGCCACCTAAGCGTCCCGATGCTTGCCAAGTCTAAAGTGGCTAGGAGGATTCGGAGCCGCGGATACACGTCCTCTAGGTACCGTTGAGACGATGGCCACAGAAGGTCACTGAACCGGAAGACCGCAGCTAGCATCAGGCTGGCACCGGAAACCGTTGAAATGGTCGATACATTTTCCATCTCCCCCTGCACAGCGAGGCGTCGCAACACGCCGGAATGAAAGGCGGCGGCCCGAAGACCGCCTCCCGAGAGGGCCAGACCAATTTGCATTGCATGCCGTGGGGTTAGAGCTTCTCGACGGTTGTGGTCATTTTAAGAACAAAAAGCCGGAGCCCCTGCCGCTAGCGCAGGAGTTTGCCATGGTCATGACCGCCAAAGTCACGCGATTTCGGGCCTACCAACTTGGCACAGCCGGATCGTCGTTCTCGTACTTCGCAGATGGTCATTTCACCGTCATCGAAGGGCGACTAACAGAGGTCAACAAGCCGACGCTCATTGCGGAGATGGCGGTGTGCAAGGTTGAGGTTGCGGACACGCTGCACATCACCAGCTGGGACGCGGATCACTGCGCCGCCGGCGAGCTCACTAACCTTCTCGCGTTGTTGAGTCCGCGAAACATTGAGGCGCCCGGATATCTTCCTTCTTCCGACAACGGAAAGAAGTGCGCCGAGCTGATAGCGGGCTATGAAGCGGTGCAGCGTTCGAGCAACCGGTCGGTCACAGTCCAGTACGTCTCACCAGCCTACATTACCGGCCTGAAGGAGGCCGAAGCGCTCGCCTTCAACAACGTATTCTACCATCCGAGGAGCATCGATCCATGCTGCTCCAACAATAACTCGACCGTGAAGCTGTTCAGGAGCGGTAGCTTCAATGTCCTCAGCCTTGGCGATGTAGAAAGCCCGAACGTTTCTAGCTACTTGCGCAGCCAGACGTTTTTGCAGCGCGAGACGGACGTGATGATCCTAAGTCATCATGGCGCTGACAACGGCTTTACGAACCGGCCCTTCCTGTCGAAGATTGCCCCCCAACTGGCGATCTGTTCGTCTAATTACGACAACCAGTATGACCATCCGTGCGACCCCATCAGGGAGCTTCTGCACGAGCGCAAAATCAGACTGATGACGACGAAGACGGGAGATGTCGTCGTGTATTCGATTGGCCAGCACGATGGTTGGTTTCGCGCCGTGAACCTGAAGGCGGACTCGACGGAGGTATCGTCAGTGGTCGACTACTACGCCAAGAAAGCTGGGCTTCTCTCGTTTAACCGGGATACGATCCGACAACTCTACGCAGCTCGCCCTAATTACCCGAGGCGGTGAGCTTAGTCGGTCAGCCGCTCGCGCGGCCGCCATTGCAAGAGCCGCTTTTTTCGATGGTCGAACCGGAAGGCAGCGAACCTGCTCACCGGCCGGACGACGTCGATCGCGCGGTCCTTGCCCGTAATTCGGCGGATGAAGCCGCGCTCCTGTAGACTTCGACCGATATCGAGACGAGGGAGAGCCGGAGAAAGCCCTTTCAGTAGGCACGGGCGGCCATCGCAGCGGGTCCTTACGCGTTACTAAATCGAGGGTTTCTATCTAACGAGAGCACCCTAGATATAGTTGCTGTCCGGCTACGGAGAAAGGTTAAGGCCGTCTATGTGCAACCTCTATTCCTGCACCAGAAACCACGAAGCCATCCGCCGCCTGTTCGGCGTGTCGCACAACCGCGCCGCCGCATTCGATCCGCTGCCGGCGATCTTTCCCGGCTATCAGGCGCCCGTCGTGCGCCAGGCGGCCGACGGCGAGCGCGAGCTCGTCATGCTCAACTGGGGTTTCGTGCTGCTGCAGAAGGAGCGGGCGCCGCGGCGCGTCACCAACGTGCGCGACGACAAGATTCTCGCGAGCCCGTTCTGGAAGGCGTCCTTCGAGCAGCGCCGCTGCCTGGTGCCGGCGTCGTCCTACTGCGAGCCGAAGGGCGAGAAGCCGGCGACGTGGCACTGGTTCGCGCTCGACGGCGCGGAGCAGCGTCCGCTGTTCGCCTTCCCCGGCGTGTGGACGCGCTACCGCGGGCCGTTGAAGAAGAACGGCGACACAGTCGAGCAGGAGGTGTTCGCCTTCATGACGACGGAGCCGAACGCGCTCACCGTCTCCATCAACCACGAGCGCATGCCGGTACTGATCACCGACCCGGCCGACTTCGATACCTGGCTGTCGGCGCCGCCGCCGGAAGCTTTCAAGCTGGCGCGCAGCTATGCCGCCGAGCAGATGCGCATCGTGCAATCGGGCGCCGAGCGCGAGGACCGGCTGGCGGCGTGATGGCAGACAACGAGCCCATCGACCTGACGAGATACCGGCGCGAGCGGGAGATGGGGCCGCGCAGGCCGTACCTGGGGCCCGCCGTCGAGGTCGGCGAGGTGGAGGTGAGGCCGTCGCGGGCGGGCAGCGGCGTCGAGGCGGAGGTCAGCGCCTACGTGCTCATCAATGGCGACGGCGGCTATTGGATCTCGGTCGTCGGCTGGGGCGGTACGGAGGCCGAGGCGCGAGCGAGCCTCAAGGTGGCGCTCGACAATATCGGTGACGACGTCCGATTCTTTGCCGGCGTCAGCACCGCTCCGCCGTCCGGCGGCGACGAGCCGGCCAGATAGCGGGTCGCTAGTTGCCCGCGTAAGCCGCGGATGACCGCGCCTTCGCTTATTGGTAAGCCTGGGTTTGATGCCCGCATCTTTCGCGCGCGAGGCCGCCCAGATATTCATTCCGCTGCGACAGCGCCTTGCCTTCTTTTCCGGCCGCGTCCTGAAAATCCATGCCGAACCAGACCGGCCAAATGAACAGGCCGACGACGCCCGCGGCAACGTTCTGCGTCACCTTCCAGCCTTCCTCGGTCGCGAGATCGCTCATGCGCGCGTTGTTCGCTTTGATCTCGGCGACGATCTGGTCGCAGGTCATCTGCTGATCGATAGACTGGACCACCGGCACCAACTCTGGCGCCCGGCCGGCACAGCCGGCGAGCCCGAGCGCGAGAAGCGCCCATAGGTGACTACGCATACATGAAAATCCCCAACTCCCGTGTGGAGTTTGGCGCATGCAACTCGCGCGCGCAAGCCAGGAATAGCGCCCAATACGTTGACCCGGTTGCGCTGGCGGACACAAAATGACGGCCTTGATGGTGCTGTTCTCGGCACCCGGTTCGCGTCACCAGCTGCTGGAGTGGCAGTGCGATGTTCAAGTTCCTGCGGCCCGACCCGAACCTGAGGCCGGTCCCCAAGTGCGGCAACTGTTTCGACGTCGGCTGGGTGTGCGAGAACCATCCCTTCTCGCCCTGGGACAGGTCGACGCCGCGTGGCTGTGAATGCGGGGCCGGGATGCCGTGCCCGGTCTGCAACAAGGCCGACGCCGATCATCCGCCGCGGCCGCCGGGCGGCTTCAAGACCGGCGTCGACAAGGACGGGGAGCGCCATTGACGCCGCGGCGCTCGACCCATCGCTCGTCGGCCCGCTTCCTCGGCCGCGTCGTCGACGGTGCCAAGGCGGCGCCGTTCCCCGGCTTCGTCGATCCGTGCAACCCCATCGAGCGTAGGGTTCCGCCGAGCGGCGAGGGCTGGCTGCACGAGATCAAGCACGACGGCTACCGGGCGCAGGCGCAGTTCGCCGACGGCGCGGCGCACGTCTACACCCGGCGCGGCAACGACTGGGCGGCGCGCATGCCGACCATTGCCGCCTCGGTGCGGGCGTTGCCGGTCAACAACATCATCCTCGACGGCGAGCTGGTGGCGGTCGACGCCCGCGGGCATCCGGTGTTCTACGAGCTGCCGGCGGCGATCACCACCAAGCCGACCCGCGTCACGGCGCGGCTCGTCTACTACGCCTTCGACCTTCTCTATCTGGATGGCTTCGATTTGCGCGGCGCGGCGCTGATCGACCGCAAACGGGTGCTCGAGGCGCTGCTCGACAACACGCGCGGTGCGCAGCTGATCAAGTTCGTCGAGCACATCGAGGGCGACGGCGAGGTGGTGCTGGCGCACGCGTGCAAGCTGGGGCTGGAGGGCATCGTGTCGAAGCGCACCGACGCCGCCTACCGCTCTGGGCGCTGCGATGACTGGGTCAAGACCAAGTGCCCGGCGTGGAAGGCCGCCAACAGGCAGCGCTTCGAGAAGATGCGCGGCGCGCGGTAAAGGCCGCTAGCGGCGGGCGATGCCGCGGTTGCGGCGCCGGTCGTCGAGGTCCCGCCGTTGCTGGGGCGTCATCGCCTCCCCGTCAAAGCGGGCGCGGAACCGGTCGGCGTGCTCGGGCTCGGCAAAGCAGAAGACGACGAACTCGCGGCCGCAGCGTACCAGACGCGCGTTGCGGCGGCACGCCGACAGCCCTTCGCAGAACAGATGCACGGTGACATAGCCGGCGCCGCGCAGCAGCTCGGCCGGGATCGCCACCTGATGCGGCCATTGGCGGTCGATTGTGGGTTGGGTCAGCTCGCCCTTGCGCCGGCTCATGCGCTGGGCGTAGAACAAAGGGGGAACACGAGTCAAGCAATCAGGGGTACAGCATGCGGGCATACGAATTCCGGCGCGGGCGCGAGGTGGCGGTCACCATGCGCCAGGACGGCAGCAACCTGCCGGGCGGCCTCGTCTGGGAGCCGACGGCGGTGGTCGACATCGCCGGGCTGCGGCCCGACATCGCCGGCGTCGTCGGCGCCATCGGCTTCTTCATCTGGGGCTAGGCCATGGGCAAGGAACCGACGCACTACGAGAAGAACCGCTCGCACCGGCACCGCGGGCTATATTTGATCTGCTACGAGGGTGGCTTCGATGGCGTGCCGCAGGCGGCCCGCTCGCGTGGCCCCTGGCATGGCGGGCGCGGCCTGGTCGCCAACCTGAAGCCGGACGTGCGCGCGGCGCTGGCGCGCGACGGCTACCTGCTGTACGAGGGCGAGGAGGCGCTGTGGAGCCCGGAGAAATAGAAAGCCCCGACACCGTGAAGCGCCGGGGCCGCCTTCGCGATTCAGGTATGGCTCTCGTGGGAGATTTGGCTCGCGTTTGAGGCTTGGTTCTCGTCCCGCCTTTGGCTGCCGCAAGCCTAGCACTACGGCGAGAAAGCAAAAACCCCGGCGCTGGGGGCACCAGCGCCGGGTGGGTTGCGCCGAGTTGCGACGTCACCGGCCGTCAACGTGTCGAGGTGCGTTGGCCTTGGACAGCCAGATGGGCTGCGTGACGGGCGGCTCATGCAGCACGCGATAGCTGAGGCCTTTGCCGATGGCGTACCCGATCGCAGCCGAGAGCGTCTCAAAGCGCAGCCGGCAGTCGTCGTCTGCGCTGTTGGAAGGCCATGCGCCCGGTGCGAGGTGCACGATCCAATGGCTGTCCTCCCGGTAGATCCTGCAGAAGCGCCGGCCGGACGATCCACTGGCGGCGCGCGGCATACGCGGCGGCTTGTGTCCGTCTCCAAAGGCCAAGGCGCCGGCTGTCGGTGAGGGGGCTGGTTTGGAAACACAGGATGCTGTCGCCATGACCGAATCTCCTTTCTCAGCGACGGTTGAACCACATCGGGCGAGGTAGTTTTTCGCGCGCCGGAGTCAAGACCGGCCCCGCGCATGAAAAACCCCGGCGCTGGGGGCACCAGCGCCGGGGCGTTTTTTAGTGCGGCGTGGCGACTCCGCTGCGCGGAGCCGGCCGCCACGCCGCTTAGCCGGCCACGAGGCTCTTGCAGCGCCCGCGGACAGTGCGGGCGGGGATGAGACCGTCCGCCTCCCACTCGCGCACCCAATCCGACACCCGCTGCTTGCGCGCGCCGGACAGTCCGGCGAGCGCCTGCTGCGAGGGGACCGTCCGCCCGAGCGCCAGCTCCGTCAGCACGTGCTCGAGCAGCTCGCCCTTGGACAGTCCGCTCGTCGGGCGCGGACCGTCCGGATTCGGCCGGACCGTCCGGACGCCGCCATCCTTATTGGGCCGCGGCGACTCCCCTGCGGGGAGCCGGCCGCCGCGGCCGGACTGTCCCGGCGCCGGACTGTCCAGCACGAACCGCTCGCGCAGGGCGGACAGTTCGGCATCGCTGACCGGACCGATCTGCGTCAGCGCCGGCTTATCCGAACCGGCAGCGATCTGGCCCGAACGGGAAGTCTTCGGCTGGCGCGAGGCCCGGAACACGTAGTGCAGCGCCATGGTGAACCCGAACTCGAACAGGATGGTGATCAGGTAGGGCATTACCAGCATGCTGAGCGCCTTCGCCTTGCGGCCGTTGCGGCCGATGGCGTTGGCGAGGTTGCCGAGCGCCTCGGCGGAGGGATCGGCCGGCTTCACCTTCAACGCGTCGAGCTGCGCCTGCAGTCCGGCGACGTTGCCGTTCCAGAAATCGACCACGGCGCGGGCGCCGCGGCACTTGGGGCCTTCGCCGGATTTGCATTCGGCGTCGGCTTCTTTCTGGCGGGAGCTGAGCGTCTGCTCGGCGTCCGCCTTCTTGCGGCTGAGCTCGCCGCGCTTCTCGACGGCCTTGTCGTGGTCGTCGGCGGAAAGCATCTGCCCCTCGGTCTGACGGCCGAGGGAGTTCCAGACGATGACGCCCGAGCCGGCGAGCGCCAGCACGAGGAAGCCGAGGCCGGCGAGCCAGTGGCGGCTTTTGAAGGCCGTCGTCGTCGCCATCCACGCCGTCGTCGTGGCAATGACGATGGTAACCGTTTGAAAGTGCTTTTGCGTGAAGTCGGCGGCGCCGAAGATGACGTCGCCGAACAGCAGAGACGTGCCGCCGGCGCCGAGCGCGCAGGCGCACACCGTTGCGGCCAAGCGGCCGCCCATGTTATCGATGGTCATGTGATCGTTCCTTTGGATGGGAGCTATCGCAAATGGCCCGGCCGGTGTTTGCGCACCGTGTCGGGCCAACTCGTTTCGAGGTGTCGGGATAGAAAAACCCCCGACGCTGTTTGCGCAGCGCCGGGGGCTCGCGGTGTTAGCGCCTAGTGGCTGAAGCGCAGGAGGAACGACCCGGTTGCGAGCACCGTGGCAATGATCGCCAGGGTGTGTTTCCAGAGCATTGCCTCAAACCGGCTCGTCTGCATTTCAAGGTCGTGGCTCGTGGCAAGCTGCGGGATGAGATGGTCCCGCAGGGCTTCGGCGTGCGCCTCAGCCTTTGCCTGCTCGATGCCAGCGGCCGTGAGCCGCTTGACGTAGCCGAGAGTGTCGATCGACATGCGTTTCTCCATGGATGGGAGCCTAACACGCTGACGAAGGCTCGTCAGGCGGGGAGCGACCCCGCGACGGCGCTGGGCGCGCCGTTTCGCCTTCGTCCGTCTCGATCACAGGGAGCTTCGTGGGCCCCTCCCCGGTGCGGTGGTGGCCATCCATCAGGCCGCCGCGCCGGTTCGCGTCTTGCACAAAGTATATATATCCCGGTGGGATACGAAATTCAATGAAGCCGGTTTCTTATCCCCTCACATTTTCGTGATTTTACGGGGTGTGTCGGGATACATAATTCTGGAGCATGAGCAACCGAGGCAAAACGCGATCAGTCGGGCGTCCGAGATTAGGGGATCAGCCCATGAAGCAGATTGCCATTCGTCTTCCCGAAGACATACTGCAGGTCGTCGACGGCATCATTGCCGATCGGCACGGTCAGGGTGATCGCACGGCGGTTATCCGCGAGCTGCTGCTCGAGGCGATAGCGCGCCGGACGAAGCGGTAGGGGAGGCAGCCCGATGCGCATCGTGCCATGGCAGGAATTCCTCGCGCTGCCAGAGGGTACCGTGTTCTGCATCCTGCGCGCTGGCGAGCCTGGAGCGCTATGCGTCAAAGGTGAGTCGCGCAGCGACGGATGCCTGGTACGCGATCTGTGCCGCGTGCAGAGCGACGAATTTGAGTACCATCGCCGCATTGAGCGCATGCGCAGTGGCCGCTCCTATCCGCTGAACGAGGACTATCGGCTCGACCGAGGGTATGGCGCCGGCAGCATCCAAGTTTTCGAACCGGCGGACGTCGACAGCCTCGCGGCGGCGCTGGTCCGTTCCGTTGTGCAGGGATAGCGTGCGGGGATGTCAGCATCCAGCGTCACAATGCTCGTCACTTTATCTTTGGTTGTTTCGGCCGCTTGCGGTTTTCTTGGTTGGCCGTGGTGGGTCGGCCCAGCCATCGCAGTCCTGGCGGCGGGCATGAACATGATCCCGGCTGCTTCTGATCCGCTCGTCGGGTTCCGCGGCTACTTCGTCAGTCTGGTGTTCAACATCGCGATGTTCGGTGGCTTGGCGTACGGAACGTATGCCGTAGCGCGTTGGCTGGCGGGATAGGGGAAAAAGATGAACTCACATCAGACGGTCGTGGCGGCCGCCGCACACATCGTGTTGCTTGCGGCAATCGTCGTTTCATTCGGCATTCCGACGACGTATTTCGCGAACCCGGCCACCGGGCGTGTGGAAAAGGGCTCCACGCCCTTCTCGTGGCTCTGGTGCCTGCTCTTCGGGCCGTTCTATTTTGCCTATAAGGGCGTGTGGCAGCATGCGTTGTTCTGGCTGCTTTTCTCGCTCATCACCGGCGGCCTCGCGGCGCTCATTTATCCATTCTTCGCCGGTCGCTTTGTTCGGCAGTGGTACGACCACGCCGGTTGGATTGAGACGACGGCCGGCGGGTTGCGCGCCTAGCGGTGGTCTTTGGGGGGATTGCCATGGAAAGCTTTCTCGGGTGCGCCGGGGCACTGTGGGTGTTGTTCGGCATCGGCTATCTGTTGGGGGCCAAGAGCGCCATTCATGAGATCGCGGCCTGCCTCAGCATGTCGTTTGGCGTTTCATTCTGGGCGTGGGCGGCAATCCTGGGGCGGCTGCGCGCGTGGCACCGGGATTGGAAGGCGACGCAAAGCGCGGGGGCCGGCGCGCCGCCGGTTGCTACCGGTGGCGGTGGCGCCGACGTGCCCATCGACAGGGCGATCCAGGGCGTGCGCGCTGGGCCTAGTGGCTGGCGGACTTAATCTGAATCGGAGGAACGATGCAGTACAAGGTGGTACACTCCGGCTCGGCCGACGATTTAGAAAAACAACTAAATGTGGCCGCGTCGCACGATTGGCGCGTCAAGACGATGGACATAGCCAAGCAAAGAGATGGCTCGGTGTTTTACGTGGCCGTGATGGAAAAGCCGGCAGCCTAGACCGGGCTGGTGTTGATCACGGTCCCTGGGGCAACGCGGAGGAAACACGGATGGTCCAGCATCAAAAAGTGATGACGCTGATGGCCCGACTTTCGCGGGAACTGCAGCAGTTCGGCATTCGCGGGCCGGCGTCGATACGACTATCAACCGAAGACGGCGAGATGCTCGAAAAGATGGTGGGTACCGCCGGCAACATCTACACGAGGCGAGGGTCGACAGAGTTGACGCACAATTTCGAGTACTCTGGTGTCCGGTTCGAGTGGCCCGTGGCGGTCAACCGGATGGACGATGAGGAACGGAAGAATCTTGGCCTCTAGCAGGTGCTGGCGGTGTTCGTGCCGTGCGGGATCGGCTGGCTGAAGAAGTGCTGGGCCTGAAACGGCGGCGGTCGGCGCGCGTTTAAGGCCGAGGATGAGCAACGCTCTGCGCCGGGAGACGACCACGGTGCCGGCCTGGCAGTGATAGGAGTGGTCCATGGGAACCGACGACGGCATGCGCGCAAGATTAGACGTCTTTGAAAAATGGCCTATAGTCGCGGCATGACGAAGAAGGATCAAAGCAAGATTCGCATCTCGCGCGACGCTGTCAGCGGGCAATTTGTACTCGCGAAAACGCGCAACGATAAGACGATTGCCGAAAAGTGGGTCGTTAAGAAGGGCAACGGCGAAGCGCGCGAAATAACTACGAAGAAAGAGTCTGTCCGCAGCATGGACAAGGCCATGGATAGGTTCAAGGGCACGCTGGAGAGACTTGCCAAAAAGTAGGCGCCACTATCGCCTCACCGAGGCCGACGCGGCATCCGCGCACGACCGCGCTCTATCGGTCGGCGGTGGGCGCGACGGCATCCGGGATTATAGCCTGGTGCTTTCGGCGCTCGGACGACCCTACACAGGATACTATCGCCGGATCTGGGACAAGGCTGCTGCCTTCACCGAATCGATGGCCCGGAATCACGGGTACGTCGATGGCAACAAGCGCACGACTGTTCTGCTGATGTTATTGCTCATAGATCAGAGCGGATATGATTTGCTGCCAAGCCAGCGTGGCGAAGATCTGGGGCGCGCGATAGAAGAGATGATTCTGTGGGTAGTCAACGATAGGCCCCCTATCGACCAGATCGTTGATTGGTACAAGAAGCGGATACAGGAAGCCATGTGAGCAGGGCATGTTCCGTGCGACCACTACCAGCGTTCGCGCTGGGAGGGCTCTGGCGGCTATGACGGCGTTGAAACCTTGGCGGAGTGAAACGGGAAGCCAGTGGCGCGGGCCATCAGCGTGAACCGGCAAGGTGGCTAAGGGGCGGCTCGGCGCCGTTGGTGGCGCCGAGCCAACGCCGTGTTACTTCTTCGGGTTGCCAACGCGCACGCGCTCCTTCTCGGTTTCCCGAGGGCGCTTCTCGGCATCCTTTTTGGTTGTGAACTGCCCGTCCGTGCTGTCGCGGTAGACGGTTTTTTTCTTGTCGCTCATTGCCCGGATCTCCTCTCGTCTGAGGGCTGAACGAAGCGACTTTAACAGCCCGTTTGACCGCCATATGTTCACATTGCGGAAATTCAGTGGACAACCGATGATGTCAAAGCCAGCCTAGCGGTCGGTTGTGACTTGGGTGTTGCCGAAAAGCGATAGCGAATCCGACTCCGGAAAGGCATAAAGCAAATACAGTCGCGAGACGATTGAACAGAACCCGGGACCGGCGCCGCCGCTCCCGGGTTTTTGCATTTTACATCGGCCAGGCGACAGCGCACCACGCAGCCGGCCGCCGCGCCGGAGTGTCGACAGAGATGGGCCGCGAACCGAACCAGCGCGACACCGCCGGCTACCTCGTCGACATCATCGTCGAGTTGAAGCGTCTCGCCGACCGCGCCGGCATGGTGCGCCTGGCGCGCGTGCTCGGATGGGCGCTCGACGAGGCGAGGCGCCAAAGGGACGATGCGTAAGGCGCCGGCATTCCGGCGGCAGCATTCGCCGGCGCCGCTGTTCCGTCCGCGTGACGATCTTGGTCAGGAGTTGCAGCGCGATGGACGCCAGCACGCGGCGGCGCGCGGCTACGGCTGGCGCTGGCAGCAGGCGCGCACCGGCTACATCGCCAAGCATCCGCTATGCGCGTCCTGTGCTGCGAACGGCTTAACGAGTGCCACCGAGCTCGTCGACCACATCATTCCGCACCGTGGCGACATGCGGCTGTTCTGGGAACGGAGCAACTGGCAGGCGCTGTGCAACTGGTGCCACGAGCACGTGAAGAAGGTGCTCGAGGCGCGGTGGGACGAGGGCGAGATCGGCGATGCCGCGCTGCGCCTCGATCGCGAGCTGACGGAGTTCTTCGGATGAACGAGATCGTGAAACGCATCGATGCGGAGATCGGCGCCGCCGATCCGCTGTCGACCGTTTGGGCGTGCCTCATGTGCTGGTGGAAGGGCCGCATCGGTAAGATGCGCGTTGCTGGTGACGCGCCGCTGGCTAGCGCACTGCGCTGCCCGTCGTGCGGCTCGGACAACGTCCACCCAGCCGATGGCACGGTGCGCGACCTGCCCGCCTACTATGGCCCCATCGGCACGAAGCACTGATGAGGGGTAGGGGGCGTCGTTTTTTATCGCCGCGTCGACGCCAAGACCGCGCGGTTCCAAGAAAAATTCTGGGCGCAGGTTTTTCCGGCGCAAATTTTTGTTGGGGAATCAAAGGGTGAACATCGAGCGTTGAGGAGCGGGGCGAATGGGCAGGCGGGGGCCGAAGCCGAAAGCGCCAGAAGTTGAAGCGGCACAGGGTTTTCCGAGCCGTCGCAAGGGGCGGACGAAGGCGCAGCTCGGCGCCAAGCAGGAGCCCAAGACGACATGCAACACGGATGGGGTCGATTCACGCAATGTTCCCGAGCCTCCGGCGTGGCTGCTCGGCAAGCGGGCCCGCGAGATCTGGCGCGAGAAATTCGCCGATCCATCGACGCGCATCTGGTTCAAAAATTCCGATCACGCCTTCATCGCGCGGCACTGTCAGCGCCGTGCCGAGTGGGAGCGACTGGCGAAGCGCGACCCGAAGCCGACGTACACGACCGTCGGCTCCAGCGGGCGCATCATTCGCAAGAATCCCGAGTACACGCTGATGCTCGATCTGCATCGCGATCTGCGCGCTGACGAGCAACTGCTCGCCGGCAACCCGGTGGCACGCGTCGACATGGAGAAGCGCACCATCGGCCAGGGCAAGAACAACCCGCCTGGCGCCGGCGACGGCGAAAAGGCAGCGTCCGGGCAACACCACGGCCCGCTGGGCGCATTGAAGGCCGCGGCGACCCAACGCCCCAACTAGCGGCGTTCGCCGATGCGAGCCAATGACAGAGAAAAGCGAGGCCGATCCGCGCCAGCCGGATCCGGCGCGCAAGCTCGAGCCGGGCGAGCCGCGCTATCACTCGCTGTGGCGGCCCAAGCCCGAGGGCGCGTACTACGACGAGGCGACCGCACAGGTAGCGGTCGATTTCTTTCCGCGCTACTGCCGCCTCACCGCCGACCCGTGGGCCGGCAAGCCGTTCGAGCTGGCGGCCTGGCAGGCAGAATGGATCATCCGGCCCGCCTTCGGCTGGAAGCGCGCCGACGGCACGCGCCTCTACCGCCGCGTCATCATCTGGATGCCGCGCAAGAACGGCAAGACCGAGCTGATGGCCGGGGTCGCGCACCTCTGCCTGCTCGGCGACGCGGTGAAAGGCGCCGAGCTCTACTCGATCGCCGCCTCGGGCAACCAGGCGGAGATCGTCTTCAACGCGGCCAAGATGATGGTCGCCTACTCGGGGGACCTCGCCGAGCAATACGAGGTGTTCGAAGGCTCGCTGTTCGCGCGCGCCACGCTGTCGAAGTTCGAGCCGCTCACCGGCAAGCCGCACGGCAAGCACGGCCTGAAGACGACGTACCTCATTGGCGACGAGGTGCACGAGTGGACGTCGGACCGGCTCTACACCTTCGTGCGCCAGGCGATGGCCTCGCGCACCGAGCCGATGGAATGGCTGATCTCGTCGGCCGGTGTCGAGGACGGTTACGGCATCTCGCTGTGGGACGAGTCCATCGGCATCTGCGAGGGCACCTTCGACGACCCGGAGACGCTGGTCGTCATCTGGTGCGCGCCGCAGGATCCGAAGGCCGAGGTCGACATCACCGATCCGGCGGTGCAAGCGGAAGCCAACCCGGGCATGCCGGTGTCGCCGCGCCCCGAGTACATGGCGAAGGCGTCGCGCGAAGCGAAGCAGTCGCCGAAGAAGGAAAACGACTTCAAGTGCTACCACCTCGGCATCTGGGTCAACAGCTCCGAGCGCTGGCTGCCACCGGAGAAATGGAACGCCTGCGCACTGCGCACGCGCAACCCGGCGGTGCCGCGCTGGCAGGATCTGGAGGAGGAACTCGCCGGCCGCGAGTGCTGGGGCGGCCTCGACCTCGCCGAGACGCAGGACTTCAACGCCCTCACCTGGTGGTTTCCACCCACGCACGCGGCGGAGCGCTGGAAGGTGCTGTGCCGCTTCTGGTGGCCGGAGGTGCCGATGCGGCGCAAGGCCGAGACGACGCGCATACCGTTCCTGTCGTGGGAGAAGATGGGCGCCTTCACCGCCACGCCGGGCGAGGCGGCCGACCATGACTGGATCATGGAGCAGGTGCACGCCGACTGCGCGACGTTCAAGGTTCTGGGTCTGGGCATCGACCTCTTCAACGCCCACAGCGTACTGACCAAGCTGCACAACGACGGTGTGCCGGTGCAGGGGGTGCGTTTCGGCATGCTGTCGATGTCCGGGCCGGCGAAGGCACTGGAGCGCACGGTGCTGTCGGAGAACATCGACCACGGCGGGCACCCGGTGCTGAAGTGGATGAACGGCAATGCCGCCATCCGCCGCGACAAGAACGGCAACTACATGCCGTGCAAGGCGTCCTCGAAGGGCAAGATCGACGGCATTGCGGCGCTCACCATCGCCGTGGCGCTCGGCGGTGCCGAGCCGCCGCCGGAAACGTACCTGGCGTCGAGTCCCATCCTGTTCGTCGGCGGCCGCGAATCTTCTGCTGCGCGCGCCGAAGCCCCGGTGGGGAGCCGGCCGGCACGCGCCTGAGGTGCACGATAATGCTCGACGAGATTTCAGCCGAGGCGCTGCTAGCCGATGAACCGGCGCAGCGGATTGTCATGCTGTTCGCCGACGCCGAGACGCAGGCGGCGCTTGAGGCATGGGCAGTCGCGCAGGGGTTCGATCTTTCGCGCTCGCACGGCGGCGATGAGCTGCTGACGGGCCAATTCGAGTTCCATTGCACGCTGTTCGCCAGTGCCAACGATATCAGCCTGCCGGTCGGCGAATGGGAAATCGATCCGGTGACGCTCTACGCCTGCGGCTTCGACATTCTGGGCAAAGACGCTGACACGCCGGTGCTGCTCGTCGATGCGGCAGCCGACCTCATCGAGGATCGCGACAACATCATCGAGGAGACTGGCGCGGAGCCGACGTTCGCTGACTGGCTGCCGCACGTTTCGCTGTCCTACGCCTGGAATGGCAATCCGGACCTCGGCGCGATCTCGCCGCCGGACTTCGCGTTGACGTTCGACACCATCGTAGTGGGCGAGTTTGAAACCAAGGGAGCCACGGCGATGCTCAATTTCACCATCGGCCAAGCAGCCGCGCGCAAGGGACGCCGGCCGTCCGCACTGCGCTCCGATCTGCCGCCGGAGGTGCAGGAACTCTATGACCAGCTAGCTGCGCTCGATCGACAAGGTGCCGAAACCTTCCGCCAGGTGATCGCCGAAGCGCATAGCTTCAGCGCGGAGTTCGACACACTCTGGGAAGAGTATTACGAGGCAGCCAACGAGGCCGGCATCGTGCCGCCGTTACCGCCGGTCGAATGCGCTGATTACACCGAGTTTGCCGAGCGCTACGCGTGAGCGGCGGCCGCCCGATGCCCAACATTTCGCGCGATCTCGTGCCGTACGAATACGGCGCCCCGTGGCTCGACGAGCAGTCGATCGACATGCTCGAAGCCAAAAGCGGCGCCTTCGGCTTCACGCCGGAGGAGGAGGCGATCCTGCTCGGCGGCGGCGTGCCTTCGGCGGCGGGCATTTTCGTCGGGCCGGAGCAGGCGAAGCTCGTCTCCGCCGCCTGGGCTTGCCGGCGCGTCATTTCCGAGGACGTCGCCAAGATGCCCCGGGCGCTGAAGCGCATCAGCTACGACGCCCAGCAGCGCCGCCGTGCCGCCGTCGATCGCGCGCATCCCGTTGCCCACGTGCTCGAGCGCCCGAACGAGTGGATGACGGGCATGGAGTTCTTCGAGTGGCTGGTCGGCGTCGCCACCTTCCACGAGGGCGCCTACGCGCTCATCACCCGCGACGAGTACGGCCGCGTGCAGGAGCTGCTGCCGCTGATTCCCGGCTCCGTCACCTGCGATCACGTGCCCGGCTCGCGGTGGGAGCTGATCTACCGGGTGAGCGGCTACGGCGACACCATCGTCGCCGAGCCGGGGCAGCTTTTGAAGCTACGCGGCCCGCTGCGCGACGATTACCTCCGCGGCCAGTCGGTATCGCATCTGGCGCGCGAGGCAATCGGCCTCGCGGCGGCTTTGGAGCAGAGCCAGGCGCGCTTCCATGGCGACGACATGCGGCCCTCCGGCGGCATCCTCACGGCCAAAGCCGTCGGACTGACCGCCGACCAGCGCAAAGAGATCAAGACGCAGTGGGAGAGCCAATACCGCCGCGGCGGCGAGGGCGGCATCGCCGTCATGGATGGCGATTGGGATTTCAAGGCTACGAACCCCACCTCCGCCGACAGCCAGGTAATCGAGAACCGTAAGTTTCAGATCGAGGAGGTGTGCCGCTTCTTCCGCGTCTTCCCCCAGATCATCGGCCACAGCCAGGGCAGCGTCGGCTACAACGGCCACGAGCAGCTGCTCAACGCCCATGGAGAGCACTCGCTGCTGCCATGGGTGCTGCGGCTCGAGCAGGCCTGCGAGCGCGATCTCCTCACCGAGGAGGAATACCGCGACGGCTACCGGGTCGACATCGATCAGGACGCCACCAAGCGCGGCACGCTGTCGGACCGCGTCAACGCCTATGACAAGGCGGTGAAGATCTACAAGACGCCAAACGAAATCCGCGCGGAGGAAGGCCTCGACCCGATCGACGATCCGGCCATGGACCGCGTGCAGCTGCAGGCGAACAACACGGGCATGCTGCCGCGCGGTGCGGAGCCGCATGCCGATGCAGTAACAGGCAGGATCGCCGATCTGGAATCGACGATCACGAAACAGTTCGACGCGGCGCGCGCCAGCGTCGCCCAGGAATTGGACGCCCGTTTGCTCCCCCGCCGCTGACAAGCGCAATAGAAAGGATTAACCGATGTTCGCTCTTGCCCTTGGCCGCAAGACGGCCGCCGCTGCCCATGTGCGTAACCGTCCCGGCAACCGCCGCGAAGAAATCCTCGACCTCCCCGCCGAGGCCGAGCCGGCGCTCGGCGCCGAGGCGACGCCGACGGTCGGCGACATCGCCGTCGTGACGCCGATCCGCAAGCGCTATCGCGCCATCGTCACCCGCAACCGCGTCGAGCGCGCCGTCGTCGAGTTCGATGCCGACGAGACGGCCGACTTCTACGTGCTGGCGCAGGATCTGATCAAACAGATTCCCGCTGATGCCTGGTCCGTCGATCCCGTCACCGACCAGACGTGGGGGTATCTCGACCGCGTCGAGGAGGTGCCGGCCGAGGTCGCAGCCGTCGAGGAGATCGGCGATCCGGTCGAGGACACCCTGCTTCCGGCCGCCACGCTGTCGCGGCGCCTGCGGGCCATGCGCTCGCGCCTTCTGCGCGCGTCGGCGCAGCGTCCGGCAGGTGGCAGAAAGAACGATCAGATCGATGCCAGCCGGCAGCTCTACGACGAGTGCCGCATCGCCGCAGAGAACGCCATCGCTGCCAGCGACCTCAACGCTCTCCGCTATCTGGAAGACAGCGTTTCCGTGCTGCTCAGGTCTATTCCGACGACCGGCGACGACGGAATGGAAATCCCCGGCGCCTACGATCTGGTCGCCGACGCCACGGCCCTTTACGACACGATCGTTTCCGAGGGACTGCGCATTGCCGAAGCGGAAGACACGCCCTCCGAAAGCCTGTCGCGCAGGCGGACGCTGCGTTCGCGCCGCCGCGGGCGCAAGGAGGATGACGGCTTCGATGCCGGCGGCGCCGATGACGCGAGCCTGGAATCATCCGACGCTGCGATCGAGGCCGAGCTCACCGCCATCGAGGACGAGGCCAACGCGGCGCTCGACGGCTTCGACGCCGGCACGGCAACGGCCGACGAAACGCTGGCGACCCTGCAGGCCCTCGGCGAGCGCCTGATCGCCATCGACACCAGCACCGCCACCAGCATCGCGCTGTCCGAGGTCAGCTCGCTGGCAGCGTGGCTCGATAGCGAGATGGCCAGCCTGCAGGAAGCGAGCCCCGTCGACGAGGACGCGCCCGACGAGACGCTCTCCCGCCGCCGCCGCGCGGCTTGATACCTCGCGCGCGGCGGCTCCCTGCGGGGGAGCCGGTCGCCGCGCGCTGCCCAATCGCTCGACGAGGATAGCTCGATGCCGAACGCGCACCTTGCAACTCGCGCTGCCAGCAAGCCGAAGACGTTCCGCTTCAAGACCGCCGCCGTCGCCGATGACGGCACCTTCTCCGGCTACGGCTCGGTGTTCGGTGTCGTCGACAGCTACGGCGACATCGTGCTGCCCGGTGCCTTCTCCGAATCGCTGGCCGCGCATGCCGCCGAGGGCCGCATGCCGTCGCTGCTCTGGCAGCACGACGACAAGAACCCCATCGGCGTGTGGACCGACATGCGCGAGGACGAGCGCGGCCTGTGGTGCGAGGGGCGCCTGGTGCTCGAGGTGCAGCAGGCGCGCGAGGCACACGCGTTGATGAAGGCCGGTGCGCTCGACGGCCTGTCTATCGGCTACGACACCATCGAGCACGAGTTCGGTCCCTATGGCGGGGCGGGCAACTACCGCCTGCTGAAGACGCTCGACCTCTGGGAGGTGTCGCCGGTGACGTTTCCGGCCTGCCGCCCGTCGCGCATCGAGGCGGTGAAATCCGTGGCGCCGCCGGCGCTGCGTCCTGAGCCGATCATTGCCGCGCTCCGTCAGCGGGACGCGGCCCTGGCTTTGCTGATGCGCGGCGACGCCGCTCAGCGCAGCCGGCCGCCGCGCACTGGCCACTCGGTGAGCCGCCGCTAGCCGGCAAGCTTTACCGCGCCGGGCGAAGCCGTCCGGCGCCACTTACGAAGCGCACGCGTACCCCCAACTCAACATTGAGAGGACATGATGAAAACCAACGAGGAGTTGGCGCCGGAGCCCGTGCGCCATGACCACCACGACGAGGTCGGCGAGCGGGTGCTCGAAAAGAAAGCCGGCCTGCCGCTCGGCCCGCTGTCTAGCCGCGTCGTCGCCAACGTGCGCGCCGCCGATCCGACGCAGTCGGTCGTCGACGCCATCAACTTGCAGACGCGGCAGATCAAGGCCATCGCCCAGCGGCCCCAGGTGTCGAATGTCATCGTGCCGCAGCAGCGGCCCGCCAACGTGCGCGGCCAGGCTCTGCACGAGCTGCGCGCTGTCGCCGAGCGCCGCGACGCCGCCATCCGCAGCGGCCGGCCGGATCCGCTCTACGACCAGCAAATGGCGCGTCTCAACGAGGCGATCGACCGCGCGCACGATCAGGAGATGCGCGAGTTGCGCGCCGACAACCGGCGCCTGCATCGCAAGGCGGCGCGGCCCATGGGCCCCACGCGCGGCATGGCCGGCCCGGCGTCGCAGCGCGCCCAGACGGTGGCGCTCTATCGCAAGGCTGCCGTCCATTACCTGCGCTCGGGCGAAAAGAGCTTCAACGGCCATTCGCTGCGGACGCTGGAACGCAAGGTCGGGCTCAACACCGAGATGCTGCCGCAGGGCGGCGTCTTCGTGCATCCGGAGTACGACACCAGCGTCGAGAAGCTGCTGCAGGAGGTGGTGCCGATGCGGCAGCTCGCCACCGTGCGGCAGATCAGTGCCGGGGAGTTCAAGAAGGCCGTCAATCTGCGCGGCACCGAGGCCCAGTGGGTGGACGAGCGTACCACGCCGCGGGACGACACGGCAGGGCCGGAGGTCGACGAACTCAGCTTCCCCGCCCACGAGCTGCACGCTAAGCCGATGGCGACGCGCACGCTGCTCGAGGACAGCCTCATCGATATCGAGGGCTGGCTGTCGGAGGAGGTGCTTGACGCCTTCGCGCTGGCCGAGGGTGTGGCGTACATCTCCGGCAACGGCGTCAAGAAGCCGTTCGGGCTGCTTTCCTACCCGACCGTCGCCGAGGCGAGCTGGGCTTGGGGTAAGATCGGCTTCATTGCCACCGGCGTCGATGGCGGCTTCGCCGCGCCCGGCGACCAGGTGAACCAGGGCGACAAGCTCTGGAAGCTGATCTACTCGCTGAAGCAGGGGCACCGCCAGGCGGCCAAGTTCCTGATGAACCGCGGCACCATCGGCCTCTGCCGCACGCTGAAGGATGGCGAGGGCCGCTGGATCTGGGCCGACGCCCGCGACGGGAACCCGAACCAGCTCTGCGGCTACGAGGTGGTCGAGGGCGAGCAGATGCCGGACGTGGCGTCGGGATCGATGTCGATCGCCTTCGGCGACTTCGCCAAGACCTACCTCATCGTCGATCGCGTCGGCGTCATGGTGCTGCGGGACGAGTACACCAAGTACCCGTACGTGGTGTTCAACACCCGCAAGCGCGTCGGCGGCGGCGTGCAGAACTTCGAGACGATGAAGTTCATGAAGTTCGCTTCTTCGTAGGAAGCGACGCGAGCCGAGAGAAGCATCGTGATCGGCGGCCGTTCCACACGGGACGGCCGCCGCTCGTGGCGGGCGCCTTGCGCCCTGAGCGGCACGTCGGGCCGCTGATGTAGCCCAACCCATCCATTCATCCCGCGCATGGCAGCCGGCTGCTCCGGGCAGTCACCATGCGCCCATAGAGAAAGGATTGCGCCATGCGCGACCTGTTCAGCAGGCTGAAGCTCGTCAAGTCCATCGCCGCAGCGGCCATCGCCGCCGACAACACGCCGATCGTCGTCGACCGGCAGGGGTTCGAATCCCTCGCCTACGAGATCTCCATCGGCGAAGGCGGCATCAGCTTCACCACCAACAACAAGATCGAGTTCAAGCTGTACCACAGCGACAAGGAGACGACGCCGACGTTCCCCGGCGACTTCACCGCCGTCACCGACGACGACGTGCAGATGGAATCGGGCAGCGTCGGCGAGGGCGGCATCGTCAAGGCGCTCACCGCCGCCCACGCCACGGCCGACATCACCAAGGTCGGCTACATCGGCAACAAGCGGTGGACGGCGCTGCTCGCCGACTTCTCGGGCACCCACACCGATAGCCCGACGCCGATCGCCGCCACGGCCATCCTCTCCGATCCGCACCGGCTGACGTCGATCTAGGCGCCGCGCCGCAAACCGGCCGGGCCGCGTGCCCGGCCGCCATCCATCACACACCACCGACAGGGGCACAGCCATGGCAAAGGTCAAGGTCACCAAGCAATTCTCCGCCGTTCCAGAGGGAGCGGTCTACGGCAAGCTCTATGTGGAGGACGACATCGTCGACGGCGTCGTCGCCGACTACGCGCTGCGCAACCAATGGGGCGTGCTCGCCTCCGAGGACGAGGTCGCCGCTAGCATGCCGAGCGCCGACAAGACAGAGGAGGCGGATCCGCCGGCCGCGCCGGTGCGCAAGGCGCGCGTCCTCAAGCAGTGCGAGTTCGACGTCGACGGCAAGCCGGCCCGCTTCGCCAAGGGTGTCACCGTCGAGGGCGACCTCGCCGAACGCATGGTGGAGGCCGGCGTCGCTTCCTGGGCGGACGAGAAGCCCGCGCCGGAGGCGAACAAGAACGCCGGTGCGGCGCCCAGCAACAAGTAGGGTTTTGATTGGCGTGCGGCGGCTCCCCGCGGGGAACCGTCCGCCGCGCGGCTGTGGAAGGGCACACGCCATGCTGACAACCGTCGTCACGGCACCGGAAGCGGAGCCGATCACGCTGGCGGAGCTGAAGGAGCATCTCAAGGTGCTGCACGCCACCGAGGACTCCTACCTCGAAACGCTCATCGTCGCGGCGCGCGGGCACATCGAGAAGACCAGCGGCGCCGCCTTCATGACGCAGACCATCGACGGCTTCCTGCCCGCCTTTCCCTCCGCCGGCGCCATCGTTCTGCCGCGCAATCCGGTGGTCAGCGTGGCGTGGGTGAAGTACCGCGACCGCGACGGCAACGAGCAGACTCTGTCGCCGTCGTCATATCACTTCGAGCCGGCCGCGGTCCGGGCCACCATCGAGCTGTTACCCGGTCAGAGCTGGCCGGCGACGCAGGCGCACCCGCGCGCCGTCAACGTGCGCTGGGTGGCCGGCGCCGGCGAGGCGGAATCGGACCTCAAGCACGCCATGAAGCTTCTGTGCGCCCACTGGTATTTCAACCGCGAACTCGACGGCGACGCCAAGCCGAACATGCCCTTCGCGGTCGAGGCGCTGACGCAGAAGTATCGAACCCACGGGTGGATGTAGGTGAGCGCCGGCGCCAAGACCGAGCTCGTCACCTTCGAGCGGGAAACCAACACGCGCCGCCCCGGTGGCGGCATGGACGCAGCATGGTCGGCGATCGGCACCGCCTGGGCCAAGGTCGACTGGATCGGCGGCGGCGAGGCCGACCGCTCGGGCGCCGTGCGCGCCACCTCGAAGTATCGCTTCACCGTCTACGCCGCGGCCGTCGAGGCGCTGGCGCTGACGCCCAAGGATCGCATTGCCTGGGGCGGAGAGCGCTACAACATTCGCGAGCGCCCGCGCGCGCTCATAGCCAAGCCGGACATCGAGATCATCGCCGAAAGCGGAGTGACGGACTGATGTACGCGCTGACGCTGCGCCGCAAGGACGCCTTCGGCTTCACGCCCGACTACGAGCCGATGCTTGCCGAGCTGTACGACCTGCGCGACCGGCTGTCCTACCTCGAGGAGGAAGCGCGCGAAGCCTACCGCCAGTTCGAGCGGGACGAGGCCGAGCTGTACGCGATCTTCGCCGTCAGCGGCGATGCCGACGACAAGCGGGAGCTAGACGCCTTGCGCGAGCAGCGCATCGGCGTCGCCAACGACTACGAGGCGCAAAAGGCGCCGATCGAGAGCCGCATCGCCGAGCTGGAGCGCACGCTGACTGCGGCCGGCTACAGCGTATGAGCGGCATGCAATCGCGCCTCGAGGGCGGCGACGCCTTCATCGCCAAGCTGAACCTGTTCGAGGAGCTGGTGGCGGCCGATCTCGAAACCTCGATCGACGAGGAGATCCGCAACGCCCAGCAGGAGATGGCGGACAACGTGCCAGTGCACACCGGCCGCGGGCGCGAGACCATCCTCAGGGACGAGGCGCGCCTCAAGATCATCACGCCGTCGAACGGCACGGTGCAGTGGCGCCTCGGGTTTCTCACCAAGTCCATGCAGGCGGCCGCCTACTACCTCTACTGGGTCGAGTTCGGCACCAAGGGCTACAGCCCGGGCGACCAACGCGCCGCCGGCTTCGACAAGCGCGGCCGCCGCCGCAAGCAGAAGGTGAAGCGCTTCATTCCGGCGCGCATGGCGCAGCCGTGGTTCCGGCCGGCCGCCGCCAACTTCATCCGCCGCGTCATCGAGCGCCGCTCGTGGGCGAAGCTCGTCGTCGGCGCCAAGGAAAAAGTCGGGTTGAATTGATGCCTTCCATCGAATTCGCCGTGCAGAAGGCGGTCGACGCCAAGCTGCAGCCGGTCCTCGCCGCGTTCAGCCCTCCGGTGCCGCTGTTCGATCACGTGCCGGCCGGTGCGCCATATCCATTCGCGCAGTTCGTCCGCTGCATATCCATGCCCGGCGATCTGATCGACCGCAGTGACCGGCGCGTGCAACTGGCGCTGGCCGTCTATTCGGATTTCCGCGGCCAGGAGCAGGTGCTGGAGATCCTGGCAGTGATCGAGGCAGCGCTCGACGACGCTGAGCTGTCGCTCGACACCGGCACGGCATGCCGCTGCGATCTCGACCGCGCCGACACGGCGCAGGATCAGGACGGCGTCACCTACACCGGCACGGCGCTCTACACCGTCGTCGCCGTCCGCTAACCGCAGAACCACTGGCGAAGGAGAACCGCGATGTTCGTCAAGACGCGTGGCAACACGATTCATATCGGCACCAAGGCAGTCGACGCCATTACCGACACCTACAAGGAAGTGCTGGGCGTCAAGACGATGAGCGGCAATTTCGGCAGCACGGCCGGCCAGATCGACGGCTCGGTGCTCAAGGACGATTACGTGCAGACGCTGAAGGGCGTGCGCAACGCCGGCTCGCTGCAGGTGGCAGGGCAGACGGTGGAGAGCGAGGACGATGCGAAGGATTTCCTCGACGAAGGGCAGTTCAAGCTCAAGCAGGCCGCCGAGGACGACAGCGACGACCCATACAACTTCAAGATCGTGCGCGGGAACGGCCGCACCTGGTTCCTCAAGGCGCGCGTGTTCGGCTTCACGCGCTCGCTGGGCAGCAACACCAACCTCAACGACTTCCAGTCGACGCTGATGTTCACGGAGCCGCCGACGCCCGAACCTCTGCCGGGGGATTGATCACTACAGGTTGGGCATCTAGGCGCTGGGGGCACGCGTGGACGAGCTTTACAATTCCTTCGAGTTGACCATCGCCGGCCGGCAGGTGTTCCTGCCGCGCTCGCTGGAGATGGCGCGGCGCGTCGAGAACGCCGTCGGCGCCATCGATCCCTTCGCCCGCCGGCTGGAGAAGGGCATCGTCACCACCTCCGAGCTGGCGCGCTTCTACGGCGCGCTCGTGCGCGGATTGTCCGACCCTCCGGCGGCGAAGGCCATCGACGCCTGGATCTTTGAGCGCGGCGTCTACGGTCACGCGCCGGCGGCGATGTTCGCCATGTCGCTGATCATGAGCTCGGAGCTATTCCAGCGCGAGGCGGCCCGCCTGCAGGCGTCGGTGACGGAGGCCGAGAAGCGGAATGCCCGCGGCCCTTTCGCGCCGACGGGCGCCTAGACTGGGAGCTGCTGCTCTCCATCGCCGACAGGATCGGCTGGGCGCCGGCCGAGTTCTGGGCGGCTTCCTTTGCCGAGTTCACCATCGTGCTTGCCAACCGCATGGCCAGCGACAGCCGCGCGCGCGGCGTGCCGGTGGACGATGCCTCGCTCGACGCTTTCTTCGAGCAGGCGTCGCGCACCTGATCCGAAACCACGGGGCTTAGAGAATGCAGGAAGGATTTGGGTCGGTCGCCGATCTCAAGCTGATCGCCGAGACCAACGACTCCGAGTTCCGCGCCGGCCTCGCCCGCATGCGCGAGGGGGTGCGCGACTTCCAAGAGCAGAGCACGGCCAACTTATCGATGTTCGACAAGGGCGTCGACAAGAGCAAGGGCGGAACTGTCGACTTCGCCATTACGGCTCTGGGCGCCCTCGGCCCCTATGGCAAGGCGGCGGCAGCCGGACTGAAGCTCGTCAAGGACAATTGGGGGCTCGTCGAGGATACAATTCGCGCGTCGGGCGCCGGCGACGAACTCGACGACCTCGAGGGGGCTTTTGCCGAGTTGGCGGAATCGACGGTCGCCACGGCAAAAAGCCTCCTCAACGACTTCAGCCCGGGAGCACGCGACGCCAAGCAGGATGCGACGGCACTAGGTGATGGCCTCAAATACGTCGCTGACATGTTCCGCGACGCCAAGAGCGGCATCGAGGAATGGCGGCCGGCATCCGAGCAAAGCATATCTACGCTGGCGGCCAAGCTTACGCAGTTTCAAGCGCAGCTCAAAAGCATCGAGGCCGACGCGCGCGCGGCGCAGAGCAACGGTGCTGTCATCGCCCCCTGGGTGCAGGACGAGATCGAGAGACTTAAGCTTGAAATCGACCTCACCAGCCAGACACTTGACATCAAGCGACGCGAATTGGCCCGGGCGTCCGAAAGCGAGGCGCGCGCCGCCCTTCCCGACATCGTTGCCCAGATCGATCTGCTCAAGGCGCAACGGGAGATGCTGGGCAAGCCGGGCGATTTCGAGTGGTACAAGATCGAGCTGCGCGCCCAGGCGGAGCTTGAAAAGGCCGGCATCACCGACAAGGAGGCGATTGCCCGCGCACTGGCCAAGTTGAAGGCGGAGTATCTCGACACAACGGGCGCCATCGCCGACTACAACAAGCAGAAGCAGACCGAGGCGTCGGTGTCGCGCACCTTCGATGCCATGGAGCGCGAGACGCAGACCCTTCGCAACCGCGCCGCGGCGATGAGCCTTGCAGCCGGCGAGGCGGCCAAGCTGCAGGCGATCGAGAGCGGGCTATTGCAGATCCGCCAGGCGCGCGGCGGCGAAGCCACCGACGCCGACGTGCGGCGCATCAACGATCTTGCCGAAGCCCGGGCGCGCGAGGCACAGGCGGCCGACGACGCCCGCCTGCGCCGCGACCGCGATAACAGCTTCGAGCGCCAGGCGCGCTCCATCGAGGCGAGCACGGCGGCGCTCACCCTGTCGACCGCCGAGCAGGCGCGTGCGTCGTACGTCGAGCAGGAGCTGCAGCGCATCCGGCAGGCCAACCGCGAGGCGACCGCCGACGAGATCGCCACCATCAACGCCAACGCCGACGCCGTGCGCGACCTGACGCAGGCGCGCGTCGACATGGCCGAGAACATGCAGACGCTGCTGCAGTCGGGCCAAGTCGTCGGCCGCGGCCTCGAGGATGTCTTCCGCCGCTGGTCGGAAGGCGCCGAGATGACCAAGGAAACGATGCACGACATGGCGGTATCGATCCTCGCCGATCTGGCGCAGATCGCCTTTCAGAAGTCGGTCATCGACCCGCTTATCAATGGCCTGTTCGGCGGCGGCTCGTCGGGGAGTGGTGGTGGCCTGCTGGCGTCGCTGTTCGGCGGCGCCCGCGCCGGCGGCGGCGACGTCAATCCCGGGCAGTTCTATCTCGTCGGCGAGAAAGGCCCCGAGCTGTTCATGCCGGCCGGTTCCGGCTCGATCGTCCCCAACGACAAGCTCGGGGGCGCCGGCACCGCCAACGTGACCATCAACCAGACCATCGACGCCCGCGGCGCCTATCCGGAGAGCATCGCCGAGATCAAGCGCGCCATCGCCGAGACCAACGCCAGCGTGCCGCAGCTCGCCGTCGCCGCCATCCGCGAGGCGACGGACCGGGGCGGGATGTGAGCATCGCATGGCGATAACCTACCCGCGGGCATTCCCCGAGCCGCTGCCGTTCAAGGCGCTGACCTTCCGCTTGAGCTATGACGACGCGCAGCTGCGCAGCCCGACGCGCGGTGGCCAGCAGGTCGTCAACATCGCCCCGCCGCAGTGGACCATGGCCTACGAGACGCCGCCGCTGCGTCAGGCGGCCGCCGAGGAGTGGGAGGCGTGGGTGGATTCGCTCGCCGGCGGGGCGCGGCTGTTCAAGGCCGTGCAGCCGCTGAAGCGCTTCGCCCGCGCCTATCCCGGCGGTTACGGTGGCTTGACGCGCGCCATCGGCGGCGCCTTCGACGGCACGGCGCTGCTCGACAGCATCGTCGACACGCGCGACGGGCTGCGTATCACCGAGCTGCCATCCGGCTTCAAGCTGCAGGTCGGCGACCTCGTCAGCTTTCCGTTTCCGCCCGACGGGCAGTCCCTGCACCGGATCACCGAGGGCGGCACCGCCAGCGCGCTGGGCGCCCTCGACATCAAGGTGGCGCCGACCATCCCCTATGCCGCCGTCGCCGGCGTCAACGTGCAACTGGCGGATCCGTGGTGCCTCGCCGTGATCGAGGCGCGCAGCGTGCAGGCGCCGTGGCAGACGGGCAAGCGGGCGCCGCTGCGTTTCGCCGCCACGCAAGTGGCCACCGGATGGAATGCGGCCCTGCCGTCACCGCCCGCGCTCGTGGTCGAGGCGCTGGGAACGACCTCGCTGAAGCTGACCTTCGCGCCCGTCGCCGGCGCCACGTCCTACCAAGCGCGATTGCGCGTGGCAGGAGCGGAGACCTGGGGCGATGCGATCGCCGTTTCCTCCGGCGCCGTCATCGCCGAACTCGACCCCGACACCGGCTACGAGATCGAGGCCCGCGCCCGCGGCGCCATCGGCTTCGGCGCCTGGTGCGACGCGATCGAGGCGGCGACATGGCCCGACGAAACGCTCACCGATGCCGGCGCCGCGTTGCTCGACGACGATGCGGAAACCTACCTCAAGGATGACGCCCCATGACCTCGCAGACCTTGACCGCCAGCACCATCGCCAAGGCGTCGGCCGCGCCGCTCGACGGCTCGGAGATCCTGCGCGTCGTCAAGGACGCCGCGGCACTGCAGGCGTCGATCGACGACGTGAAATCGTTCACGCTCGCCGAAATGAAGCGCTACATGCCGACGCCGCAGGACTTCGGCGCCGTGGGGGACGGCGAGACCGACGACAGCGACGCGTTCAACGAGGCGACGGAGTGGGTGGGCGTGCACGGCGGCGGCGAGCTGTTCGTCCCGCCCGGCCAGTACGTGGTGCAGGACGTCGCGCTGCTCGAGGGCGTCGGCTACCGCGGCGCCGGCCAACTCGCGAGCATCCTCAGGCTGCCCGACAGCCCATCGGCTACGATGTTCAAGGCCGGGGCGGTCGAGACGTTCGACGGCGGCGGCTTCTTCGGCCTGCAGCTCGATGGCGGGGGCACGACCGACTACAACGCCATCGACTTCTCGGCGGTGACGACGCTCGAGGTGACGCAGATCGTCGATTGCTTCATACACCACTTCAACAAGGCTTATCGCGGCAGCGGCGCAGTCGGCGCCGGCAATGACCGGTTCCCGGTCATCGACCGATGCCGCATCTGGTACAACGTCGTCGGGCTCTACATCAACGAGCACACGATCGTGAAGCTGGCCGACGTGCGCGCCAACGATATCGGCATCCAGGGCCGCATCAACGACTGCCAGTTCCTGGGCACCCGGATCAATTACAACCGCATCGGCCTGGGGCCGGACGGCACCAATCGGATGACGAACTCGACAGTCGCCGATTGTACCTTCTACAAAAACAGCGAGGTGACGCTCGACGTTGGGCAGGCCAATACGATCATCGGCAACTACCTCGTCGGCACCGGTTCGGGCTGCTCCGGCGTCATCCTCAACGGCACACGCAACCAAGTCCTCGGCAACCGGATTGGCCTTACCGTCGCTGGCAACAGCTTCGGGGACGGTGCGGTCAGGTTCGCCTTCGCGACGAGCGACTTGAACGTCATCAGCGGCAACGTCTTCGTCAGCTATGACGGCCCGTGCATCACTGCCGACAGTTCGGTCAACCTTCGCGTAGCCAAGATTTCCGAAAATACGTTCTTCCTCAAGGACAATCCCGCCATCAGCTTGCTCAACGCAGCTGGCTGCCCGGGGCTGAGCATCCTCGACAATACGATCCATTTCACCGGTACGCTCGCTGGCGATCTCGTGGACATCACGCAGCCGAGCGTCGGCATGAACATCATCGGCAACCACGTGTTCAACGAAGGCGGCTCGATTACGGCGGCATTCGGCGGCTCGCTCTCGGAGAGCACGTTTGCGCTCAATCGGCTGCGCAATTCCGGTGCAGCTACGGGCGTGCTGACAGATGCCACGCTCAACGCCACCTCCATCGTGCGCGATAATTTCGGTTACAAGACGGCCGCGTCGGGCACCACAACGGTGACCTCGGCTGCCACCAGCGTGACGGTGACACACGGCCTCGCCCGTACGCCGGCTGCGAAGGACATCATGGTGACACCGACGAACAGCACGGATGCCGCCAAATTCTGGGTCAGCGACGTCGGCGCGACCACTTTCAAGATCAACGTCGATGCGGCGCCAGGCGGCAGCGGCGCGACGTTCGGCTGGCGCGCGGACATCCTCTAGCCTCCACATGCGCATCATCTCCAGCGAGGCGCAGGCGGCGCTCGACAGCGGCCGCTTTCGCCGCCGTTGCCTGCTGCGCGCCGACCTCGACGACGGTCCGTTCGCCGTCTGGGACGACATCGGCGCCATCAGCTACGAGGGCGTCACCTATCACGGCGCCGCCGGCAAGTTCGTCACCTCGCGCCCGATGTCGGTTTCCGACCTGTCGGCGCGCAACATGGACGTCACCTTCGCGGGTATCGACATCGAGGTGGCCAACGTCATGGACACCGGCGCCTGGCACGAGCGGCCGGTCTGGATCGCGCGCGCCATTATCAGCGAGGACACACCGCAGATCATCCACGTGATGCCGGTGTTCTCCGGCTACATCGACCAGATGCTGCGCCGCGACCTCGACACCTCGACGCTGGTGTTCCGCTGCGAGTCGCCTGCGCGCGAACTATCGCGGCGCGGCGTGCGCACGCGCGGCGACGCCGACCAGCGGCAGCGCGATCCGGACGACGCCTTCTTCGCCTTTACCGCCAAGTCCGGCCAGGAGCCGCTCGATTGGGGCCGCCAGCCGGTGTCCCGCGTCGCGGCGGACCCGCCGAAAAAGAAGTTCTTCGGGCTTTTCTAATGCTGGCTGACACGAAGGGGAGCTCGCGCGCCATGCGGCAAGGAGAATGCGCTTTGGTGGCCGCGCCGGCTGCGACCGCACCCGATGACTTTTCGCGACTGGCGCGGCGCAACGACTGGCCCGAGCGGCTGATTCAGGCGGCGAGCTATCACAACGGCGCTTTCGCCTGGGGCAAGCGCGATTGCGCCACGCTGTTCTCCGAGGCGGTGACGGCCGTCGTCGGCGTCGACCCGCTGGCGCGGTTCAAGCCGTGGCAGAGCGAGGCGGACGCGATGCGGCGCCTGGCGCGCTCGGGCTACACGTCGGTGTGCGGCCTCATCGAAGCGCTGTTCGACGAGATCCAGCCGGCCGACGCGCGGCGCGGCGACATCGGCTACGCGGGCGACGTCGAAACGCTATCCTGCCCGGCGGTCATCGTCGGCTCGACGGCGATGTCGCTCACGGCCACGGGCGTCGTCATCTTTCCGCGCACGCTGCTGCAGCGCGCCTTCAGAGTGGGGCGCTGACCAGCCATGACGCCGCTGGCGTTCATCGCGCCGATCATCGGCGCCATCGCAGGGCTCAGTGCCGTCGGCACCGCCATCGTCGGCACGGCAATTGCCGTCGGCGCCGGCTACCTGGCGCGCAAACTGGCGCCGGCGCCGACATCGCGCGACTATAACCCCGGCACGGCCGGCATGCGCCTGTCGCCGCGCTTCGATCCCAACGCCGAGCGCGAGGTGGCCTTCGGCCGCTGCGCCAGCGCCGGCACGCTCGTCTACCAGAACGTCTACGGCCCCAACGGCAACGACTTCGCGCAGCTCGTCTACGCCCTCGCCGACCACCAGTGCGACGGCATCGAGGGCGTCATCGTCAACGGCAAGTACCGCGCGCTCGAGGCGTTCCACCCGGGCGCCTGGGTGACCGGATTCCCGGTCAGCGGCCGCAGCGACAACATCTGGGTCGCTTGGCACGATGGCGCCTGGGATCAGGACGCCGACGCCGACCTCATCGCCCGCTCGGGCGACAAATGGACCAGCAGCCACCGCGGCCGCGGCGTCGCCTACGTGCGCGTGACGCTGCGCTATGACGCCGAGGTGTTCGCCGACGGCATGCCGCGGCTGGTGTTCGTCTTCCGCGGTATCCGCCTCTACGACCCGCGCAAGGACACCACCGCCGGCGGCTCCGGCGATCATCGCTGGGGCGATCCTTCGACCTACGAGTGGACGGCAAATCCCGCCGTCTGCCTCTACAACTGGCGCCGCGGCATCTACGTCAACGGCGAGCGCCTGACCGGCATGGCGACGGTGCCGGCGGCGATGCCGCTCGACAACTGGTTCGCGGCCATGAACGCCTGCGACGAGACGGTGGCGCGCAGGGACGGCTCGGGCAACGATCCGCGCTACCGCATGCACGGCATCATCGGCGGCGACGACAACCGCACCGTCATCCGCGCCATGCTGGCGGCGATGGCGGGCGAGGAGGTCGACACCGGCGGCGTCATCAAGTGCCTGCCGGGCGTGGCGCAGGCGCCGGTGATGTCGATCACCGACGACGACCTGATGCTCGACCAGGCGGTGGAGATCACGCCCAAGAATCCTCGTTCGCAGCTGGTCAACGCTGTGCTCGGCTCCTTCCACGATCCGGACTCCGGATACGAGTCGATGCCGCTGCCGCCGCGCATATCCTCCGCCGACGAGGCGATCGACGGCGGCGAGCGCTGGGCGCAGAGCTACGCCCTCGACCTCGTGTGCGACCAGCGCCAGGGGCAGCGGGTGCTGGAGATCCTGCGCCGCAAGGCGCGGGCGCAGCTGCGCGTATCGATTCCGCTCCGGGCGCGCTGCGCCACGCTCGAGGCCGGCGACTGGATCGTCTGGAACAGCGATCGCTACGGCTACGTCAACCAGATGTTCAGCGTCGAGGAGGCGCCGCAGGCGGACGACCTGTCGGTGCCGGCCACATTGCAGGCGACGGCCGCCGGCATTTTCGCCTGGGATCCCGCCACCGACGAGCTCGACCCGCTCGACCCGGTGGAGCTGCCGTCGGGCGGCGCCACCTTCACCACCGTCACCGGCCTGACGGCGCAGAACTTCGCCATCGTCGGCGGCGTCGACGGCATCGCCCGGCCGGGCATCCGCATAACCTGGGATGTGATCGAGGACTATACGGTGACCTCGCTTATCGCCGAATACCGGCGCACGGGCGATGATGCATCGCTGTCGGTCGAGATCCTCGACCCAGGCGCCGGCAGTCACGCGTGGGTGCAGGGGGTGCAGGGCGGCACGCTGTACGAGGTGCGCGTGAAGCCGGTCACGGCGCCGCCGCGCGCCGTGGCGTGGACGGGCTGGGTGTCGACGGGCGGCAGCTCGGGGGCGCAGATCGTCGCCTCGGCGCTGATCTCCGAGCAGGCCAATTCCGTGCCGCCGGACACCATCACGCCGGAGATGCTCTCCGCCCAGGCCCTCTTCGAGCTGAAGCTCGTCACGGACATCGACGCCATCCAGGGCTCGGTGGCCGAGCAGATCAAGGAGGCCTACGGCTGGGCGCAGCAGGTGGGCGAGGCGGCGCTCGCCTCGCTGGTGCAGGGGCAGGAGAACGGCGCCCGGCTGCTCACCGAGACGACGGAGCGGGTCAACGGGCTCAATGCCCTCGCCCAGCAGATCACCACCGCCGTCACGTGGATCGGCGAGAACGAGGCGTCCATCTCGGAGGTGATCGAGAGCATCGACGGCATCAAGGCCGGCTGGGGCGTCTCCATCAACATCAACGGCCAGGTGGTCGGCCTGGTGCGCCTCGACGGCGCGGCCGATGAATCGCAGCTGACCATCGTCGCCGACAAGCTCGCCATCGCGCACCCCGACGTTGCCGGCGGCGATCCGGTGCCGGTGTTCACGCTGAGCGAGATCGACGGGGAAACCAAGGCGCACATCGCCGGCGAGCTCATCGCCGACGCCATCCGGGCGGGATCGGTCAGCGTCGAATCCCTGAGCGCCATCGTCGCCAACCTCGGCATCATCACGGCCGGGCGCTTACAGAATGCCGACAACACGACCTATTTCGACCTCGATACCGGCGCCTTTCAGATCGGATAGAGCATGACCGTCTGGCGTTTGAAGCACGATGAGGATACGGGCGATGTGGCGATCTACTCGGTGCCTTCGCACGCGTCGACCGACGACTCGCCGCTCACGGACCCTCTATCCAATGCAGATCGCCTGCAGTTCCACTCTGGGCACATCTATCCCAGCACGACGCCGGCGCTGACGCAGGAGGTCGACGTCACCATCCCGTCGCAGGCTGCCAACCGGCAGTTCTCCGGCACCATCGTGCTTTTCGACCACGGGTTCTCGGATGCCTGCATGGTGGAAGGCTATATCGTCGACCTCGGCGGGGAGCGCGTCGACCTCAACGGCTCGGTTCCGGTCTATACGGCCATCAGCGGCTTTGCGACCTGGGTTGCGCTCTGCTCGACGTCGACACAGGTCATCCTGCGCTATTGGGGCATGACGCCGGCATTCTCCTCGGCGCGGCCAGCCACCTCGTTCACCGTCGTCGTCAGCGCCTTCGATTTCCTTGCGAGCGGTCCGGCGCCGACCGGAGATCCGGACCTGCCGCGCGTTCTGGTCTCCCCGACGCGTGTGCAGTTCGGCCGCGGGCGCTTCGATTCCGCGCGCCGCTACATCCGCCGCCTTGCTACGGGCACGGGCATCAAGCCGCTCGCCACCGGGCCGACGGTGGCCATCGTCGGGTCAGGAGCCGGGCCGGTCGTGCAAAATATCACCGGCTGGCGCTGGCGTTACGCCTGCGCTGGGTTCGTGGCGCAGACGGTCTACGGTTGGAACACCTCTACGACCAGCGGCGGCTCCTACCAGGCTCCGTTCATCCGCGTGACGTTCTGATGCTGAAGTACGATCCCGGCAGCGGGCGCCTATTTGTTACCGACCCGACCGCCGACGGCTCGCCCCTTGTATTCGATACAAACGACGGGCTGCTGTGCGTCGCGCCGTCCGACGTGAAAATCGGCTCATTGTCGCTGCCATCGCGCTCGGCTTCATCGAACGGCGTTACCAGCACTGTCATTGACGTCAATTCCGATCACAGCATCGAATCCGTCACCCCTGGAGCCACCGTCGTCCGCGGATTGCTGCGCACGTCATGGGCGAGCGGCTCGCATCCGCTCGACGACCTTTGGCGCAGCGCATCGGGGTCGCATCTCGATCTCCTGTACGCGTGCGGCTCGACGACCTCGCCGCAAACCGACACGAATTACCGGTACATGACCGGCATGGCGTTCTACTCGTTCTTCGTCGACGACAACGTGCTTTACATGAACGAGCGCGTCGTCTTGCGCGCGCAAGACCCCGGCGCGCCCCCAGCCATCACCCTCACCCGGCCGGCCTGCACGGTTTATTACCGACTGCTCGTCGGGTCGTTCGCCGTCTAGCGCGCATCGGCCCGCTCGTTTCACCCAGGATCACATCATGACCATCTGGTATCGCCAGGGCACCGCCTCGGTGGAGGCCGGCGGCACGGCCGTCACCGGCGCGCTCACGGCCTGGAGCAGTCAGGTCAAGCCCGGTGACGCCATCACCTTCGACGGCGGCGACACGTGGCAGGAGGTGGCCTCGGTCGAGAGCAACACCGCGCTGACGCTTGCCGCTGCCTTCGACGGCGAAACGGTCTCGGGCGTCGCCTATGCCATCGACCGGCGCAGCCCCAAGTGGACGCTCGCCTCGGACCTCGCCATCAAGGTGGGCGAGCTGCTGGCCAAGATCACGCCCGTCATCCAGACCACCGGCGCCCCGGACAACGCCTTCGGCGCCGACGGCGCCATCGCCTTCGACCTCGACGCGCAGGCGTTTTACTTCAAGACCGACGGCGCCTGGAGCGAGGCGACGACACTCAAGGGCGACGGCGGCTGGTCGCCGATCTTCGCCCTGTTGGCGGACGGCGACCGCATCGTCATGCAGGTGGCCGATTGGGTCGGCGGGCAGGGCGAGGCGCCTGACATCGGCGACTACCTCGCCGCCGACGGCCTGACGGCGACGATCGGCGATGCCGTCGACGTGCGCGGGCCACAGGGCTTGCGCGGCTACGCCGGCTGGTCGCCGGTGCTAGCGGCGGTGAGCGACGGTGAGCGGCGCGTGCACCAGGTGGTCGACTGGCAGGGCGGCGAGGGGACGAAACCGGAAACCGGTCTCTACGTCGGCGCCGAGGACTTGGTGGAGGCGATCGAGGACGCCGTGGACATACGCGGCCCGGCCGGCTCCGGCGATCTGTCGGGCCCCGGCTCCGGCACCGTCGCCGACGCGGAGATCGCCGTCTTCGACGGCACCTCGGGCGGGACGGTGAAGGGTGGCGGCACCACCATCGCCGCCCTCAGCGCCAGCATCCTCGCCACGGTGCGCGACGGCGTCTCGTCGGCCTTCGACACGCTGGCGGAGATCGCCACGGCGCTGAGCGGCAAGCTGACGGCGGCGAGCAACCTGTCCGACCTCGGCGATGCCGCCGCGGCGCGCACGAACCTGGGGCTTGCGATCGGCACCAACGTTCAGGCCTACGATGCGCAGCTGTCGTCGCTCATCCGCCAGAACAGCCAAAGCGGCGCCTACACCATCGTCGCCACCGACGCCGGTTATATGATCCAGCACCCGTCGTCGGACAACAACGCGCGCACCTTCACCATCCCCGCCAATGCTTCGGTAGCATTCCTCATCGGCACGGTGCTGGTCTTCGACAACGAGATCAACACGCTGACCATCGCCATCGCCTCCGACACGCTTACGGCGGCTGGCTCTGGCTCGACGGGCTCGCGCACGTTGGCCGCCAACGGCATCGCTACAGCAGTAAAGACCGGCACGACCAAGTGGAAGATTTCCGGCGTGGGGCTCTCGTAATGAGCGCTGCCGTTTGCGCTGGGCTGCTGGCGAGCTTCGGCCGCGTCTTCGAGCCGCCAACGCTCATCGGCGCGCCGGCGTCGAGCGCGTCGCAGAATCCGACCTTCAGCGGCTTGGATTTCGGCGCCGCGCACCCTTACCGGCTGATCATCGCCGGCGTCACCAACTCCTCGAGCCCGGCGCGCTCGATCGACAGCTGCATTTTCGGGGCGGTGACAGGCACGAAGATCGATGAGGTCAGCATCGACACGTTCCGCCGCCTCGCCATGTTCGCCGCCATCGTGCCCACCGGCACCACGGGGCAATCGATTCAGGTCAACCAGAGCGGCGCTACCAGCGGCGGGATGCGCATCATCGTCCTGCGCGCCGCGGCGATGGCGGTCGCGGCGTCGGCATCGGGGAACGCTTCGGCCACGGCCACTTCGGTCGGCAAGGCTCTGACCATCCCGAATGGCGGCTTCGGCGTGTGGTTCGCCGCCCACCGCGGCCCGACCGGCGTCGACGGCGAAACCGCATGGAGCGGAACCGGCATGTCGCTCATCGGCGACGGCACGCTCTCCGGCCAATCGCACTTCAGCGCCGGGTACTCGAAAGCCGCTGAAAGCGTCACGGGCACCGCGACGTGGAGCAGCAGCGACGTCGCCGGCATCGTCGGCGGCACCTGGGGCTGAGCCCATGGCGCAGTTTCTCTTCTTTAAACCCACGGGGGACAACATGGCGACGAAGGCTGCCGTGCCCGCACACCTCGAGGTGATGCGCGGCTGGCTCGGCACGAAGGAAATTCCCGGCCCGAAGGCGAACCCGATCATCGCCGGGACGCCGCAGAGCTGGTCGGCGCTCGTCGACCGGCCAGACATCACGTCGGACGAGGTGGCGAACTGCGCCATGGCGGTCGGCGCGGCGCTGGTGGCGGCCGAGTTCTTCAAGGCCGGGTACAAACTCACCGACCTGATCAAGGGCGGCCCGAGCGCGCTGACCATCCTCGCCGAGCACGGCATCTATGTGCCGCTGCCGCCTAAGGATCAGCGGCTGCTGGCCCGCTCCTACACGTCCTACGGCGTCGACGCGCGCAAGAACCCCGGCCCCGGCTGCATCATGGTCCTGCCGCGCGGTGCCGCCTGGCAGGGCCACGCCGTGCTGCTCGATACCGACCTCGGCGGCGGCCGCTGGCGGTGCATCGGTGCCAACCAGTCGGACACGACCAGCTATGCCGAGCATCACGTCTCGGAAGCCGTTGCCATACGCCGCTACGTGGCGCCGACGGTGCAGGACCTGCGCACGGCGGGCAGCAAGGGCATCGAGCGCGCCGACATGCAGCAGGCCTCCGGTGGCGGCCTCGTCCTCGCCGGCGTCGGCACGGCGGCCCTGCAGGGCACCATGCAGGCGCCTGCAGCAGCGCCGGCCGTCGACCCCGTGTCGATGCAGCCGCTCGTCGACCAGACGGGCGTCGTGCACTCGCTCGTCAGCACCGCATCCTCGCTGGGGCAGATGTTCGTCCAGAACCCGTGGCTCGTCGGGATCATCTTCGCCGGCGGCTACGTCTGGTGGCTCGGTCGCTCCGGCAAGCTGAAGCGCGTCAAGGACTACATCGCCAACGCGGTGCTCTCGCAGCACCAGCCGGCATAGGGGGAGCACATGCAGCAGATCATCCTGATAGCGGTCGCCGTCGCGGCGCCGTTCCTCACCTGGGGCCTATCGGACCTCAAGGCGAAGTGGATCGACATCCCGGCGGCCGAGCGCACCGCCGCCGACAAGGCTACCCAGGCGGCCGCCTCGGCCTGCAACGGCCGCATCGCCGCTATCCAGCGCCAGCTCGACGAGAAGGCCGCCGAGGCGCGTCGCCTCGCCGACGAGGCCGAGCGCGCCGTAGGTCCGACGCCGGTCGAGAAGGCCGAGTTGCAGGACCTCTGCAACAGGTCCGCGTCCTGTCGTGAGCGTCTGAAACCCGGGGGAGAAAGCCAGTGAAGAACTTCATCATCGCCGCGCTCGCGGCGCTCGCCTTGGCCGGCTGCGCCGCCAACGGCAAGGATCTCGACCTCAACCTCGTGCCGGTGACGCTCGAGCCCGACAACTTCTGTCAGGTGTCGAAGAAGGTGCGCTGGTCGGTCGACGACACGCCCGAGACCATCGATCAGGCGCGGCGCCACAACGCCAAGGTGGACCGCCTGTGCGGCAAGCCGAAGCCCGTAGCGTAGCCGCGTTCATCCGCAACGCACATTGGAGGGGGCCAATGTCCCATGCGCTACGAAGACCGCCCTATGAACGGGCACCATCAGCCGAGCTGGGACCTGTTCGGCATCCTGCTCGATCTCAAGCACTCGGTGGGCGGCCTGGAGACGGGCCAGGAGCTGATGCGCGAGCAGATGACGGCGGGCCTCGACCGCGTGCACGAGCGGATCGATGTGGTGCACCAGCGGATCGATACGCACCTGGCGAAGCCGCCGCCCGGGCGGCCCGCGTGGAGCGAATTCTTGGGCCTCAGCCCGCGCGAGGCGATCGGCCTCCTGATCGTGGCGGTGGCGGCGATCACCGGCACGCTGTCGAGCGACATGCTCGTGGCGCTGATCCGCTGATGCCCTGGCTGCTGCGGGCCATCGCCGCGGGATTCGTCCTCGGCTTCGTGCTGACGCTCATCGACAAGCTGAACGCCATGCCCAGCTAG